ATTATAAACAAAATTAATAAACAATTAAATTAAACATTATGAAAAAATTCATTTTACTCGGATTATTATTAATCCAAACATTATTAGTTACTGCAACAGAAAAAACTAATACTATTATTCAACCAATTGAAAGTGCTTTAACTAAAACACAAAACAGTTTAAATGCTGCTACATCTTCTGTTAAAGAAACAAACAAATCTTTCTTGGGTCAAACATCAAATGGTGTAAGTACTGTTTATGGTGACACTAAAAATGGTATTTCTACTATGTACAATGATGTAAAATCAGTTGCACCTGATGCAAAAGCCGCTATGAAAGAAATTTATAATACAATTAAAGATGTTTCTTTATATAGCTGGAATTTATTAGTATATCAACAAAGAGTATGGTCAATATGTTATTTATTTTGTGAATTATTATTTTTTTATTCAGTATATAGATTTTGGCAAGCTTATGATAAATATTCTGATACAGATTTAGATGAATCAGGTATTACAAAAAGTAAGAATATTATACCATGTATTATTTTAGGAGTTAGCTCTTTAATATTAGGTTATTTTAGTTTTATTCATTTTGAAGCTATGATTACAGGATTCTTTAATCCAGAATTTGGTGCGTTAAGACAATTAGTAGAATTAGGTAAAACAATTAAATAGTTATGTTAAAAAATAGAAACAGTTCTTTACTTGACAGATATGCTGGTAAAGAAGACCTTATCTTTAAATCAAAAAATGATAAGGATACATTGTTATTATTAGATAAACCAAAAGAAAATTTAGAAATTCTAAGAACAATTGGTTTAAATGAACATATTGATAAAGTTTCGCAAGAAGTTAATGTTAAAAATTCTAAAAAACAATCTGCTATTCTTTTTAACAAACCAGCTTTTTTAGGTTCAGATATTAAAAAGCTTTGTAATGAATATGATTTAGTAATTTCAAGAGCTTCTAATTATAAAGGTTCACCTTTTGAAGGTTTACCTGAAATAATTCAAAATTTTATTGCAGAACATAATTATAAATCAATTATTCCTGCTAAAATGGAAACAAGAAAAGTTTACAAAAAAAGCAGTGATGGGAATTTTGAAAAAGACAGATTTGGTGATCCAATACAAATTGAAGAAGAATATGAAGTTAAACCTTCAAAAACTGTAATTAAATCTAAAATTAAAACAGGTGTTTCAAATTGGTTCATTATGGCTCCTAGAGAATCATTTGATGGTAGTAAAAAAAATAATTGTTGTACTCTATTTTATAGAGAAAATGATGATTCTAGATATATTTCAGAAAATGATGTATTTTTAGAAATACACTCTTGGGGTAAATCATATTCTGATATTAGAAAATATAATTATTTTCTAACAAATATAGATTATCAAAAAGAATATACTATCAGAGATAAAAGTTATAATTCTGAAAAAGTTATAAATAAAAATATTAGTTTTTATTTTATAATGATTTTAATTTTATTAACTACTTGGTTATATAGTTTTGGTTATATAGCACCTGTAATAATTCAGTCATTATTATTTTTTGTATTATATTTTATAATTAGAAAACCTGCAGAGTGTTACAAAGAATTATGGAAAATATAAAATATTTAGTAATTAGTTTATTTTTAGGAATAATATTATTTGGTTGGTATTTTAAATCTGAATATGTTTATACATATTATAAAAGACATAATTTATTAACTAATGAACAAAAAAGTAGTTTGTTAATTAATGCTGATTTAAACAAATGGTATGTAAAAAAATCAACATATCAAATTACTGCAGTTAAAAGTAATATACCTTTTATTTATTCTAAAAGAGATACAATTCGTTTATATACAAAATATTACGAAACAATGTGTCCTGAATGTGAATAAAAACATATTGGAAGCACAGCCATCAATAGTGCAAACTCTTAATAATAAGTTCACTTAAATGTAAAGTCCACGCATGTGAAGTTTGATTCCTCACACTTATTATTACACATTTAAATATTAGCAAGGTGCATTTGTTCGTACAAGGTTGAAATCCTATATTTAAATAACCCACGTGAGTTCTTCTAATAGGTAAGACCACAATATGTTCTATATTGGGGAATGTAGGTTCGACTCCTACACTCACAACTATTAAAATACTCTTTCGAGTGACTGGTACAATGAGAATGTTCTGAATGCTTTCATTAGTATTGAGTGGGGTTCGACTCCCTCTACCAGCTCAAATAGATTTTCATAATAGTTTATTTTAGTTAGTTGCTGGAGGGTATATTTAGTTATATCCTTCAGTTTTTTTTTATTTTTATCAATTCGTATTATGAATCAAATACAATAATTATGATAGGAATATATAAAATAACAAGTCCTAGTAATAAAATTTATATAGGACAAACAATTAATTATGAAAAAAGAATTAAAAAATATAAATCTTTAGAATGTAAAAAACAAACTGTATTATATCGTTCATTTTTAAAATACGGTGTTGAAAATCATCAATTTGAAATAATTGAAGAATGTGATATTAAAGAATTAAATGAAAAAGAAAGATATTATCAAGATTATTATGATGTTTTAAATATTGGTTTAAATTGTAAATTAACAAATACTGATGATAAATCGGGTAAATTATCTGAAGAAACTAAATTAAAAATTAGTAAAGGTTTAAAATTATCTAAAAGAATTTATAAATCATTATCTGAAGAATCTATCCAAAAAATGATCAATACTAGAAATAAAAATTCTTTAAATAAAATATATAAAAGAAAAATAAAAAATGGTTTAAATACAAAATTTAAAAAAAAATGAAACTAATAAATATGTTTGTAAAAAAGTAATTAATACTGATACTAATATAGTTTACAATTCAGTAAAAGAAGTTTCAGAAATATTTAATATAAATTATTATACTTTATTAGGTAAATTAAATCCTAATAAAACATATCATAAAAATAATACAACTTTTAAATATTTATAAAATTTCTTAACAATACCGACCAAAGGTATGAGTAACCTCTCTGGTTTAGAAGTATATATTGTCCAAATTTATATGCTCTATTAGAATGGAACGGAAGTGCAGTTCGAGTCTGCATTGGTCACAAACTAACAATTAAAAATAAAAATTATGATATTTAAATTAGACACAGAGTTTTTATTAGCTCTAACAGTATTATTTGTTTTTTTAAAATTAACAAATATCATTGAATGGAATTGGTTCTGGGTATTATGTCCAATATTATTACCAATAGGAATATTAGTATTTTGGTTATTATTCATATTATTTATATGGATACATTATACATCTAACAAAAAATAAAATAAAATAAAAACAACAATTAAAATTAATTATTATGAATTTAGGTGGATTATCAGTTCGTTGGAGCTACAAAAACAATGCTACAACATGTCACATTATTAATGGTGACCAAGAAATTATCTCAAGAACTACAAAAGTTCGTCACGGAGATGTAAAAGAAAAACAAATTGGTAGATTTTTAGCTTTTAGAAAAAGTATGAATCACTTGATTGCTAAAAATGAAAATGGTGAAGACATTAGTCTTGTACCAAGACAACAAAGAACGGAAATGTGGAATGATTTTAAACAACAAATCAAATCTCCATTACGTGTGAATGCAGTTAATGCGGTCAATGCAGTTAGAGTAGCTGTAACTGCATAAAATATATATAGAGAACAAGGGTTTAAAGTATCTATATAAATTTAACCTCTCTCAGAAACCCTGAAGCATACCTGCTGACAGACCATTGGGTAATTCCATAGGAGCGCTGTAAGAGAGGTTTTTTAACTAATTAATAACAAATTTAATTTATGAACGAATTAAGTACTGTAACCTATCACTTTGCTGATGGTACAAAACAAGTAAGTGGTATTAATAATCAAGTACTTGTTAATGAAAAAGGTCGCGCAAGATCTCAAGAGCAGATTAACGAAGTATTTAAAGATACCATGCACGATTTAGGTGCAATATCTTTTGAATTGTAAAAATTATGGAACAAAATGTTTCATTTGACAATAGTAACTATCAGTTTATTGTCGAGAATACTATATTAGAAGTTAATAAAGTATTACACAATTGGAAAATAAATGATAAAAAAGATGACTATAATGATAGATTATCTTTATTTAGAACATATTTTTCAAAATTTTTTAAACAAAAATATGGATGGATAATGTATAATGAATACATTAGAAAAAACTATCCCGTATGTACTGTTTATAATCATAAATTAATTAATATTGATTTAAATTTAGATAATTATCAACTTCTTAGAAGTAAGTTATCTAAAGATTTAAATGATTATATTAAAAGTTATGATTTCATAAAATTTAATGATTTGCATCCAATTATAGATGAAACATTAAAAGTTAAAGATTTTACAGAAATTAAAAATCTTAATAATGTAGTAGATTACAAAAAAATAGAACAAATAACATTTTAAAAAAACAAAATGAATACACAAGATCAAAACGCAGAACAAGGTAAAGAAGCTAAAAAAGTATTAGAAGGATTTAACCAAACTGTAAAAAAATTAACAGCAATTGTTAAAGGAGATGAAAATTTAAAACCTGTTAGAAAGGTAAAATTGTCAAATAACGATGGTGATGACACTTATGATTTAGTAAAAGAACTTTTTGCTGAAGAAAGTGCTGCAACTAAACAAGAAGTTAAAGAAGGTTTAAAAACTCTTTTAAAAGGTTATGTTGCTCTTAACAATTCTTTAACTGAAGAAAGAAAAAAACTTGATGCTTTAGAAGTTGCTAAGAAAAAAGAATTCAACCAATCTGCTGCAAAATTGTTTGCTAAAATTGAAGGTGTTGATTCTTTAACTAAAGAATATTTTGGTGCGTTTCAAGAAGCTGGTAAAGTTATTGTTGAAACTCCAGAAGAAGAAACTGAAGAATAGTGAAAACTTTCTTTGATATATTATTATATAGTTTATTAGTATTTGCAATAGTTTTATTACTTGGTCAAATATTACAAATTGTATATATAATATTTACAGATGCTTCTAACTTATCAACAGAAGATTGTAAACGAAAAAATTATTGGGAGAAATTGTTTAAAAAAAGAAAAAATGGAATTAAGTAGAAATTCAAAATGGTTAAAGTTTTATTTAACATTTAACGATTACAAACCTACAAATACATGTGATTATTTTTGGGGAAGTGTTAAAGCAATATTAATATGTTTAATCATATTAACAGTTTGTGGTTTATTATTAACTACATTAATATCTCCAATTTTATTATTTTGGTATGAATTTAATAAAGAAAGTTTTATCAGTGATTTTCAAATGATGGGTATTTTAGCTTGGTTTTGTATAATAGTAAGTGTTATAGTATATAAAATATCAAGTTATATTACTAACAGACCTTATAAATATAAAGAAAAAAAAGATTCTTTATTTAAAATTTGGTATAAAGACTTTAAAAATAAGCATTGTACCATGATAACTTGGAAATAAAATGAAAAAAATATTATTTATTTTAATGTTAGTTTTAACATTAATCAGCTGTACAGAAAATAGTAGAGCTAGACATTGGGGCGGAACTGAAAATATTAGTTTACCTGAAAATAGAATTTTTGTAAATGCTACTTGGAAAGAAACTAGTTTGTGGATTCTTTCTAAAGATACTATTGACAACAAATATTATTTTAATGAAAAATCTTCTTTTGGTTTAATTGAAGGTACAATAATTATAAAATAAGTTAGTAATTATTTTTTAAAATCCATTAGTTAAAGTATGACTCACTTTAAACTAAACATATGGATAAACACATAATAGACATTGAATGTTATAAAAATTATTTTTGCTTAGGTATTAAAAATTTTAATACTAAAGAAATTAAATTTTATGAACTTTCAGAAGAATATAATGATTTAGCACAAATTTATCAATATATGACAACTTTTAAAGGATTTTTAGTATCTTTTAATGGTTTGCATTATGATGAAGTTGTGTTAAATCATTTAATTCTAAATTATAATATTTTTAAAAATCTACCATTAAACAAAGTTTGTATTAAATTAAAACAATTTTCTGACAAATTAATTAATGATGATTTTAATGATAATAATATTAAAAAAGCAAAATGGTATAAAAAACAATATACATCAATAGATTTATTTTGTTATTGGTCTAAAATGCTTAGAATATCTAAAAAAATGTCATTGAAATCATTAGCTGTACAATTAGGTTATGACACAATTCAAGAACTACCTTATAAACCAGATACTATATTAATTGTTAAAGATTTACCAAAATTAAGGCATTACAATAAAGTACATGATTTAGGTATTACTGAATTATTATTAACTGAAATGGAATCTGAAGTTAATTTAAGAAGTTCTATTGTCAAAGAATACGGATTAGATTGTTGGAGTTGGGATGCCCCTAAAATTGCTTCAGAAGCTTTGTTAGATGATTATTGTAAGTCTTTAAATTTAGATAAAAATCAAGCAAGAAAACAAAGATACACTAAACCAACTTTACAATTAGGTGAATTATTAAAAGAATTTAATCCTAATTTTCAATTACCTATATTTCAAAAACTTTGGAAAGATGTTTGTAACTCAACAAATAGTTTTAGTCAAGATTTAATTGTTAATTTTAATAATACTTCTATTAAATTGTCTTATGGTATAGGTGGTCTACACAGTGTAAACAATAATGAACAATATTATACTAATGATATTAATCAAGTTGTTACTTCAGATGTTGCTTCACTATATCCTAATTTAATGTTAAACTATGGTTGTATCAGACAACCTGAAGTATTAAATAAATATAGACATGTTAAAAATGAAAGATTAATTGCTAAAAAAGAAAAAAACAAGTCTAAAGATTTATTTCTTAAACTTATTTTAAATTCAACATCAGGTTTACTTGATAATGAACATTCTTGGTTATATTATCCAGAAGGTGCAATGAAATTAAGACTTATAGGACAATTAATTTTAACAAAGTGTATTGAAGTATGTCTTATTAATAATTGGCAGGTTGTAAGTGCTAATACAGATGGAATTGAAGTGATTGTTCCTAAAATAGAACTTGGAAAATATCAATCTTTATTAGATGAAACTTGTAAACTTTTTAATTTAGATTTAGAACATGAATATTATTCTAAAATAATATATTCTAATGTTAATAATTATTTAGCTGTAACAGAATCAAATTCTATTAAAAGAAAAGGAATGTTTAAATTACCATTTAATGAATATGATCGACGTGAAGTTCCATTAGGAGATTCTTGTAACGAACAAGTAATTGCTAAAGCTTTAAATGCTTATTATGTAAATAATATTGAACCTAAAGATTTTATTACAAATCCTGATAAATATAATTTACATATATATGATTATTGTAAATCTAATAAAATATCTAAAGATTTTATAGTGTATCATAATGGAATAATACAACAACAACTTAATAGATATTATTTTAGTAAAAATGCACCTTATTTATTTAAACAAAAAAATGGTGTTGGTACAATGCAACATGTTAATGTTGGCGAAGGTGTAATAATTTTTAATAATTATGAAAAAAAAGAATGGATTGATTATAATATTAATTATAAATATTATATATCTTCTGTTCAAAAAATAATAGATCAATTAAATAATAATAATCAATTAACTTTATTTTAATGATAGGTATTTATAAAATAACTTCTCCTTCAAATAAAATTTATATTGGACAAAGTATTAATATTGAAAAAAGATATTATATTTATTCTTTAAAAAGTTGTAAAACACAAATAAAATTGTATCATTCTTTTTTAAAATATGGTTTTAATAATCATATGTTTCAAATATTAGAAGAATGTGAAGAATCTGAATTAAATAATAGAGAAAGATATTATCAAGATTTATATAATTCTACAGGAAAAAACGGATTAAATTGTAGATTAACAGAAACAAATGATAAATCTGGTAAACTATCTGAAGAAACTATTGAAAAAATGAAAATTTCACAAAAAAGAAATATTAAAAAATTATCAAGTATGTCTAAAGAAGTTATTGATTTAAACACAATGATTATTTATCCTTCTGTAAAAAAAGTAGCAGAAAATTTCAATATTTCATCTTCCAATTTATCTAGAAAATTAAAAGGGACTAGAAAAAATAAAACATCTTTCAAATATTATAAAGAATATATTAATGAATGTAATAAAATTATTAACTTAATAAAATAAAATGTCAAAACCATATTCTGAATTAGCAATGGCTATAGACCTAATTAAAAATGAATATAAAGTAGATAATCCTATTATCATATCAGAATTGATATATAATGATTTAGGAATATGTACAAGTATTCATGCAATTAGTGATTATTTAGAAATTAAAGAACAAACAAATAAAAAAAAATATGAACCCATTATTATTAGTTGATAGCTATAAAGTTAATCATCAAGTCATGTATCCTGATGGAATGACTAAATTATATTCTAATTTTACACCACGTAAAAGTAGAATTGAAGGCGTAGAAAGTGTAGTAGTTTTTGGATTACAACATTTTATATTAAACCTAAACCCACAATGGCGTAAAACACTTGTTATGTGCTGGGCGGGTTTTTAAAACAAATTTTATGACTATAAACATTGATTTCGACGGAACTTGTGTAACTCACGATTTTCCAAAAGTAGGTAAAAGTATCGGAGCTGAAAAAGTATTAAAAAGATTGACCGATAACGGACATCAATTAATATTATTTACAATGCGTTCTGATAGAACAGAAGCAAAACCAGTTATTGACCCAACAATTCAAAATGTAACAGGTAAATTTTTAACCGATGCGGTAAATTGGTTTAAAGAAAATGACATTCCGCTTTATGGTATTCAAAAAAATCCGACACAATTTAATTGGACTACTTCACCAAAAAGTTATGCTGAATTAATGATTGATGATAGTGCTTTAGGTTGTCCGTTAAAATATAATTTAGAAATTTCAGAACGCCATTTTGTATGTTGGGAAACAGTAGAGTTGTATCTTGAAAATATGGGTTGTTTTGAAAAGCAATCGTAGCCTTGCACATAACTAGATGATAGAGCTGGTTTATTACAAGTGTATAAAGATTTAAATTATTTAGTAAAAATAATAAAAAATGAAAATAAAACAAACGTGGTTATATAAAGAACTACAAAAATTTCAAGATGGTCCAATTCTATCAATTGATGAATTTACTAAAATTGGTGAAAATTCTGGTACATTATTAAGTATTATAAATATTATAATTATACCTATTATATTTTTAGGTGCGATAATATTTATACCTTCATTACTTATTTTATCTTTACCTTTTTATATTGTAAAAGATTTTTATGATTGGTATATTCGTGCAAATTATGAAAAACTTAAGCTTAAAAAAGAATTAAAAGAATTAAGAAAAAAAACTGATGTATTAAACAATGTTGAATTAGCATTAAATAAATATGGTGATTCTTTAGTTAAAAAAGAAGGATTATATAATTTATCAATGTATAATCATGATATTACATTATATGGATTTTTATTAAAGTTTTTTAAAGAATATAATGATATTTATAATACAGTTAATAAAAATAATAAAGTTATATGTGATACAGGTAGAAGACGTAGTTTAGATGATATATATTTAATATGTAAATATTATTTTCCTGATTGTACTACTTATCAAGTATTTAAAGAATTGATAAAATTATCTAAAAGTAATAAAATTAATTATTCTAAATGCTCTACTATTAATAAATATGTATTTTATCATAATCCATATACTTATGCTGAAAATTCTTCAAATTCTTATGTTGAATATTTTAATTGTAAAATTACATTTAATGAATTATTAAAAAATTTAAAATAATGACTACACAAGAAGAAGAATGTCCAAAATGTTTTGGAATAGTTGAAGTAATGGAACCATTAAAAAAAAAAGGTTTTAAATATAAAACTTGTACATTATGTAAAGGTAAAGGTACAGTTCCAAAAGAATTAGCTGATGATTATGTATTTTCATTAAATGAAGATAATTTTGAAACTAATGATGATTGGTAATGAGTTTAGTTAGATATTATTCAGATCCACATTTTCATCATCATAATATGGCTATTAAACGTGGTTTTAATAATGCTGATGAAATGAATGAACATATTATATCAGAATGGAATAAAATTGTATCTAAAAAAGATGTAACTTGGTTGCTAGGTGATATAACTATGGAAAAAAATAATTATGAAATACTTAATAGACTTAATGGAATTAAAAAAGTTATATTAGGAAATCATGATGAACCTCAACATGTACCATATTTATTACAATATGTTAATAAAGTTTGTGCTGTACAATATGTTAAAAACAAAGAATTTGGTAATTTAATATTTACACATATTCCAATACATCCACAAGAACTTGAGTATAGATTTAATATTAATATTCATGGTCATGTGCATGAAAATACTTTACCAGACAAACGTTATATTAATGTATCTGCAGAAGTAATAGATTATAAACCAAAATTATTAAGTGAATTAATTAAATAAAAAATGGAAAAAAGAAATATTTTAATAGCCGTGTATGGCACATTACGTAAAGGTAATGGTAACCATAGATTGCTTGAAAATGCAGATTATAAAGGAACTTATACAACAGATCCAATTTATAATTTGTATTCATTAGGTGGCTTTCCTGGACTGAAAGAAGGTGGTAAAACAGCTGTAGTTATGGAAGTTTATGCAGTAAATGCAGAAGAAGCTCGTAGAGTAGATGGTTTAGAAGGATACACTCCTGGAGAAACACCTTATTTCTATGATAAAATTCAAATTGAAACTCCTTGGGGTAAAGCAGGTGTTTATACTTATGTTCGTCAACCTCATGAATCAAGTTTGATTGAATCTGGTGATTGGATGAATCGTACTAAAAAAATTGTAGAAGAAGTGTAATGCAAAATCAAGCTTTTATATTAGATTTTAATTTTTTAGAAGGGCATGAATTATCAATTGAAGAATTTTTAACATTATTATATTTACATGGAATTGGAAAATATACTTCTATTTATGAGAAATGTTATAAATCTTTACAAGAAAGACAATTTATAAAAATAGATGATGAAAAACAATTACATTTAAGAGGTAAAGCTATTCAATTAATTGAATTAGTTACTATTGATAGTATAGGTTCAATAAAAAATAAAACTAAAATTAAGAAGTCATCGAGAGCTATACAACTAGAACTCGATGACTTTATTAAAGAATTTAGACTATTATGGAAAGGTTTAAAACCTGGAAGTATGGGTTCAGAAAAAGCTTGTAGTGATAAAATGTATAAATGGATGCAAGATAATCCTTCTTATAATAAAGAAGATATATTAAAAGCTGCTAAATTATATATTAAATCTTTAGATAATTTAAATTATTTACAACAAGCTGATTATTTTATTTATAAAAAAGATGCACACGGAGAATCTAGTAGATTATCTGCATTTATAGATGAAATTGATAACAAACCAGTAGATGACTGGACTACAAAATTAAATTAAAACATGGATATATTTGAAGTAAAAAATATAATAGAAGGTGGACAATCATTAGGTGATAGTTGTCGTATTAAAATGAGTACATATTCAACTATATATTATTATAGTAATGCTACTAATTGTAAGTTATGTACATTTGAATATTTAGGTCAAATTTTTAGAAATGATGATGAAAATCTAATAAAAAACTTTAATAAAATATTATTAAGAACTAATAAAAAAATGTTTTTTACACATCTTACTGATATAACTATTGTTGAAAAAATTAGTGAACATTATAAACTAATATATTGTCAAGAAGTACCATTAGGTTATGGTACAGGTATGCAATATCATTGTGCATTTTTAATTAATGGAGATGATCCTGTTTATGGTAAAAGAGTAAATGAAAAAAATAAATATAATGATATTACAAAATCATTTAACTCTATATATAATCAGAATGTTAGTTTACTAAAACAAACTATTAAAAAAGTAAGTGTAGATGACACTAATGTAATTGAACAATTTATTATAAAAGCTTCAAATGAAGAAATTAATAAATTACGTTCATACAAACAACCTAAAAGAAAAAAAGATTTAATTACAAAAATAAATAACAAAGTATGAATTTGATTTATGTAAAAGAAACTGATATTCCTGTATATAAAACACGTAAACCTTTTATGAGATCTATCTTAAAAGCAAAAGGTGTTATTACATACAGTAATAAAGAATGTACAACCATTCAATGTGATAGAAAATCAGCTTATAGAAGTATAAGTGAATTACATTTAATGGTTAAAGCAAGATATAAATTTACATCACTACAAGCTATTCTAAAAATATTAAAAGAAATTGTAGATGAAGATAAATGTATATCTATTGTTTGGTGTACACAAATTAACAAAGTAGTAGTTAAATATATGGAAGGAGTTCCAGGTAAATATATCACTACATATAGTAGAGATAGATACTACAAAGTTAAAGGTGTTGATGGATATAGTCTAGAAGACTATGAAAAAATTATGAATACTATTTAATATAAAGTATGAACATAACAAAAAAACAAATTAAAAACGAAACTTATACTATAGGTAATAATAAATTAACTATTGGTGAACAATCTTATTTTACAAATGATATTGTTTTTGGTTTTATTTTTAATACTTATTTTGAAGGAAGAATTATTATAAGAGAACATGGTTTAACAATTTATCAAAATCAAATTAAAACAGGTAATGTTGTTAATAATAATTTAGGATTTAGTGATGCATATTCATTTAGCTTATTTAACGGTAATATGCCAAGAAATTTATTACTTTATAACTACAAAAATGATAAAGATAATGAATATGTTAAAATTTTAAATGAAAAATATCCTTTACCAAACTTACATATTAACAAATATGGTGGATTGGTAAATTTAAAACATAATATTACTTTATTTAAAACTAAAGAAATTGAAAAATGTTGCGGAGCTGTGCTATTATATGATTTTCCAAGAAAATATAGAGATGAAGATTCTAATTATAGTGAATTTACAAAAGAAGATATTGATGAACTTGATGATTATATGGCTAAATATTTGAATACAAATAAAATATGCTATTTATTAGAAAGTTCTGAAATGGATTCTATTGATTTTTTAACAAAAAATCTTAAATTTAAAATAGTAGATGACTTTAAAAACAAAAATACAGCTAACAATTTAAGTATATTATCTAGAAATAACTAATACTTTATATTAATATTAAATAAAATTTAATATTGAGTGAAGAAAAACAAAGTTTATTTAACAGAACTTTTAAAACAATTGTTAATAAAAGACAACGTCTATTAGATGGTAAAATAAATTGTATACCTACAGGATTTCCTAGGTTTGAAAATGAATTTCCAGGATTAGAACAAGGTAAAAGTTTATTATTCACTGCTAATAGTAAAGTTGGTAAAACTCAAATTGCTGATTGGTTAGTATTATATAATACAATTCAACAAGTTATAGATTATAATTTAGATGTAAGATTAAAAATATTTTATTTTACTCTTGAAATGACATCTGAACAAAAAATGTTATCAGCTTTTTCAAATATACTTTATGTAAAAGAAGGTTTAAGAATAGCACCTAAAGATTTAAGATCTACAAAAGCTGATAAAATATTATCACAAGATGTCTTAAATGTGATACAAAAATATGAACCTTATTTTAAAAAGATTGAAGAAGTAGTTGAATTTATTGATGATATAAGAAATCCTTATGGAATTTATAAAGTTGTTAGAGATTATGCTTTATCAAATGGTAAAATTATTTACAGAGAGATAAAAAACAACAATGAAACTATAAAAGTAGAAGATCATTATGAACCAAATGATCCTGAAGAATACGTTATAATTATTGTAGATCATATTAGTTTATTAACTCCTGAAAAAAATCAAGATAATGGTTTACCAATGACATTGCATGAAACAATAGGTAAACTAAGTTCTGATTATTTTGTAAAACTTAGAAATAGATTTAAGTATATACCTGTTGCCATACAACAACAAATGAGTTCACAAGAAAGTTTAGAAAATAAAAAATATAATAAACTTAAACCTTCGTTAGATGGTTTAGCAGATAATAAAACAACTCAAAGAGATTTTGATTATATTATAGGTTTATTTAGTCCTTTTAGACATGAAATCCCTGATTATTTAGGATATGATATTCAAATATTTAAAGACAATATTAGATTTTTAGAAATTCTTGGTGGACGTGAAGGTGGTGGAGGTACAATATGTCCATTATATTTTGATGGAGCAGTAAATTATTTTAAAGAATTACCAAAGCCAGATGATAAACAAGGTATTAACCAAGTTTATGAATTTATTAAAACAATTAGAAATTAAAAAAGTGGTAGGTGGTCGGATGAAAAAGATAAAATGAGTATAGCACTACCAAAAGAAGTAAGTGGGCCTTCTAAAAAAAACCCAAGTAAATTAATTATTTTTAGTTCACCTAAGTCTGGTAAAACAGAAGCTTTAAGTAGATTAGAAAATAATTTAATTTTAGATCTTGAAAACGGATCTGGATTTGTGTCAGGATTAAAAATAAATGTTTTAGAAGAAGCTACAAAACAAGGAATAAAACCTATTATAGCATTAAAACAAATTATTGACACTATTACAGATGCAAATACGGAAAAAAAAGGATATGTATATAAATATATATCAATTGATACAGTTTCTGCGTTAGAAGACTTCTATGCACCTGATTTAGCATTAAAACTATATAGAAATACACCAATTGGTCGTAATTTTCAAGGTGATAATGTATTAGAATTACCACAGGGTGCTGGATATTACTGGTTAAGACTTGCAATGAATATGATTTTAGATGAATTAGAAGCACTTTGTGAAACTTTGATTATATCAGGTCATACTAAAGATAAACTAGCTGAATTCAACGGAAAAGAAGTGAATCAACGTGGTTTAGATTTAGTAGGAAAAATGCCTGCTATATTATGTTCTAAAAGCGATGCTATCTGTTACTTATACCGTAAAGATAATCAAACAATCGCTAATTTTAAAACAGCTGAAACATTGTCTGTAGGTGCAAGACCAGAACATCTAAAAAATCAAGAAATTGTATTATTAGAAATGAATGAAAAAGGAGAATTTATATCTCATTGGGATAAAATTTTCGTAGATTAATAAAAATAGTTAGAGTTCTATTCAAAAACTCATTTTTATAAGCCAAAATAATAATTTAAAATATATAAGTATGTTCGATTTAAACGGAGAAGATTTTAAAACTCAATCAAATTTAATTTTCAATAACGGTGAAGCTGGTAAAGTTGAAAATGTTTCAATTAGTGTAGAAAAGAAAACACCAGAAATGCCAGACTTGGCACCAGATTATAAAGTAATTTTTACTGATACAGCTGGTGGTCAAGTTAATATGGGTATTTATTACCCAAAACCAAATGAGATGTACGATGATGCTAAAAATGCATCATTAGCTAAACTAAATGTTGGTAGAGTACTATCAATTGCTAAATCAGTATTAGGAAATGACTATGTCTTTCCAGCAGTAAATAATCCTCAAGAAGCAGTTGATGTGTTAATGAAATTAACAGCTCAAAATTGTGAAGGTAAAAAAGTGAATATTTTCGTAACTTATGGTTCAGTTAGTAAACCAAAATCTTATCTAGGTGTATACAGAAACTTTGATTTCATCGAAGCTTTTGGAACTACACCATCAAGACTAAGAGTTGTTAGAAAAGGTAATCAATATGATGACCAAATGGAAAGAATTACAGAAGATGCTCCTATTGCAGGAACATCTGCGTCTGAAACTCCAGTTACTAAACAATCTTGGATCTAATATTATAATAATAAGAGGGTGTAAAAACCCTCTTTATTTTGGGCTGTAGCTTGTTGGGTAACAAGTTTGAATTCATGGGTTCGAGTCCCAATCAGTCCACTAAATAAATTAAATAACTAAAATATGTCAAACGATGAAATAGAAATAAACAAAGCAATACACGAAGAACTAAAATCATATCCAGTTATAGATTTTATAGAAACAATACCTGTGGATTCATTTGAAATGTCAGGAAAAATACATTTTATACAATATTAACTATGAATGTACTAATTAATTTAAATTTAAAACCTATTACAAAAGAATTATTACTTGAAAAGATTACTGATTTAGAAATATACAGAATGTATATGACAGAAGATGTTAGTACAAAAGGTAATATATCTTCACCATTAAGAGAAGATAAAAGAAATTCATTTGGATTTTTTAAAGGAGAATCTGGAGAAATTTGCTTTAATGATTTTGTATTAGGTCATGGAGAATGTGTTAAATTTGTGATGCTTAAATTTGGAATAACTTGGTTTGAAGCATTAAGTAAAATTGCTTTAGATGCAGGGTTAGAAAATGAATTCATTATAAAAAATACATTTAAAACAAATGTTAATTCATCAAATTATTTAACAACAAGAGAAGAAATTTTAAAACAATTAAATGCTAAAGCGTTAGCTAAAACATCTAGAGATTGGACATTACAAGATTTAGCATATTGGAGTCAATTTGGTATAACTCATGAAACATTGCAAAAATATAGAGTTAGACCTGTTGCATATATACATGCTGGAATTGAAAAAAAAATTATTAAAGCAGATACATTAGCTTATTCTTATACTGAAATAAAAGATGGTAAAGAAACATTTAAAATATATCAACCAAACAATGGTAATTATAAATGGTTAAATACCCATGATGATTCAGTATGGCAAGGTTGGGAGCAAATGCCTGCAACTGGTGATAAATTAATAGTTACAAAATCTTTAAAAGATGTAATGTCAATTGTAAATGTAACAGGTATTCCTGCAGTAAGTTTACAAACTGAATCTGCTTTACCTAAAGAAAATATAATTAATGAATTAAAATCAAGATTTAAAAAAGTATATTTACTTTATGATAATGATTTTGATAAAGAAGTTAACTGGGGTAGACAATTTAGTGATAATTTAACAAGTAAGTTTAATTTATGGCAATTAGAAATACCTGATGAATATAAATCTAAAGACTTTAGTGATTTAGTAAAAAATCATGGTCAAAAAATAGCAAAAGAATGCTTAATAGAATTAATAAACAACGCCGTACCTTTTTAAAAAGAATGAAAGAAGAAGAAAAAAAAAGATACTTAGTAGCTTTATATGGTAGCTTGCGTAAAGGTGGTGTTTCACATCATATAGTAGGTAATCAAATTTTTTTAGGTAGTTTTGATACAGAACCAATTTATGATATGTATGTATTTGGATTATATCCTGTACTAATAAGAGATGGTAATACATCTATTAGAATGGAAGTATATGATGTATCAGAAGAAGTCTACAAAAAATTAGAACACATTCGTCAACATAATGATGAAACTCAAGAAACAGAAGCTTTTGAAAAAAGTTTAATTTATACTCCTTATGGAAATGCAACTACATTTTTTAGTTCATTAAAAGTATCAAATAAAGTAAAAGTTTCAGGCGGTGATTGGTTAGATTACCGCAAACAAATATACAAAGAAGTAAAAAACAATAGATAATATGGGAACTGTAGTAAAAAAAGCAAATACAATTAAAAAAATAGGAGAAAAACTTGTTGGTAAATTTAAACCAATGATTAGAAGTAGACATCCATCACATAACCCTTTTAGAACACAATTGAGATCTTTACCTTTTAGAAGTGTAATTAGATTTGGTTCATTAACAGAATTAGATGATGCAGCGTCAACATCAGGTACAAGAATTGAATTAAATTCTCCTGAAGCAATTAAAAATAGTTCATCTAAATTATTAATGAAACAATGTTTTGAAAAATTAAATGTCAAAACAGCAAGTTGGGTAGCTAAAACTACTAATAATAATACTAATGTAGAAGAATGGTTAAGAACTGTAGAATATCCTATTGTTGCAAAATCACATCATGGTAGTAGAGGTAAAGGTAATACATTATTTAAAACTCGTGCTGAATATGATGCTTTCATGAACGGTAAAACACCTTCTCATTATATTTTAGAAAAGTATTGTAATTACAATAAAGAATATAGATTACATGTTACTAAAGATGGTTGTTTTTACACTTGTAGAAAAATGTTAAAACAAGAATTTAAAGACCATCCAAATTCATGGCAACGTCATGATGATAATTGTGTTTGGATTCTTGAAGAAAATCCTAATTTTGATAAACCTATAAATTGGAATGAAATTGTAGAACATTGTGTTAATGCATTAAAATCATGTGGTTTAGATTTTGGAGCATGTGATTTAAGAGTGCAGAACAACACTGATGGAGATGGTAAAAAAAGAAAATCTTGTGAATTTATTGTTGTAGAAATTAATTCTGCTCCAAGTATGGGTACAGTTACATTAGAAAAATACAAAGAAAAATTACCAGAACTTTTAATTGAAAAATACAATGCTAGAAAATAAAAAATCAGTACCTGCTCGTGAATTAAATATTCTTTCAAATAATGGTAATATTCAAAAATTACAAATTGGTAAAGAAAACTTAAAAATTGACGTAGTACTTCATCCTTCACCAACAAGTAATTGTCAAATAAGTTCTATTAATAATATTAATAAACTTATTGATACTTTAACAATTGAAGAATTAACTAACTATACAACTAATTTGATTACACCAGGTAATTATCTTAAATTAATTATAATTAGAAATACATCAAGATTTAATAAATTTAAAGAAAGTTTTAAAAAAGTTTCAAATAAAACTATGTATGTAGAACAAACTGTAAAAGTTAGAGGTATTAATCAATATATAATTTTATTAAAAAGAAAGTAGATGGAAAATGTAATAAATGGAATGTACATTACAAGTGTTAAAGAAGTAATAAATCCAAATGGTAGTATTCAATATCAATGTATGTATGATAATTACGCAAATGGTCATAAAATTTCAACAAATATAAAAAATTTTATTAATTTGAATAATACAGATAGTGATATTTATTTATTTAATTATTTTGCATCAATATTAACATCTTTTAAACATAATAGTAAAGAAATGATTCTTTCTAAAATTAATAAAGTTATATTAGTTGATATTAAAAAACAATATGTAGATACTGTAAAAAAAATGTTTAAAGATGATAAAGATGTAATTAAATTTAGTAAACCGTATAGTTCTACAAATGGTTCTTCAATGACATTAATGTTATTAGATTTAACAAAAATATACAAAAAAGAAAAAACAATAAAAAAATAAAATGAAAAAAACAATAGGTATATATGCTGATTCATATAATGGTAAAGTTGGTCAAACATTTCCATATATGCAATTTTTTAGTCAATTTGGTTATGTTAGATTAATTTCTACTACAGACAATTTAGATAAAATTGTTGATGAAATTGATATGTTAGTATTACCAGGTGGTGCTGATGTTGATGTTTCAACATATAACAGTGTACCAGGAGTAATGGATACTCGTGCTAATCAACATTATGAATATTTAGATAAAATGTTGATTCCTCAATTTATTAAAGCAAATAAACCAATCTTTGGTATTTGTAGAGGTATGCAACGTTTAAATACTTGGTTTGGTGGAACATTAAATCAACATATACTTGGTCATCATCAAGGTGATAAAAGAGAAGAAACTAAACAAGAAATGCAATTTGAAAATAATAACAATAGATGGTATATTAATACAATGCATCATCAATCTGTTAATATTTTAGGAAAAGGATTGGAAGTTATTTGTTATTCTCAAAGATATGATAATTGTTATTCTGAAGAAAATAATGTTAGAGGTTGGAATTATTATAATAAAGCTGGTGCAGTTATTAATACTGAACCTGAACCTATTATTATTGAAGGTTTTAAACATTCTACATTAAAAATAGCAGGTTTACAATATCATCCTGAAGAAATGAATTGTGCATATGCAAAAATTATTATTAATGAACTTTTAAGTGACGATCAGAATGACTAAAAATAAAATTACAGTATATGTAAATGGTAAAATAAATAATGATAATTATATTGCTTTTTTATCTGAATTTTATGATGTAACAGTTGTAAAATCCTCAAATTATACAGGTAAAGAAAAAATTGATTTAGTATTATTTATTGGAGGAGAAGATGTTACTCCTCAATATTATAATGAAAATACTGGTTCAAAAACTAAATATAATATTGAACGTGATAAATATGAAAAAGAATATTTATTTAATCGTTTCAAAAATACACCTAAATTAGGAATTTGTAGAGGTGCTCAAGCACTTACAGTTTGGTCAGGTGGTAAATTAATTCAACATGTAGAAGGTCATGCAGTGGGTGGATTACATGAAATTGAAATGTCAACACCTTATACTGATTCAATTTATAAAATAACTTCTACACATCATCAAATGATGTATCCTTTTGGAATGAATGAAGAAAATTTTATTATTCTTGGATACTCTAAATATTTTTTAAGTAATAAATACTTAAATGGTAATGATGTAAATATTGATTTACCAAAAAATTTTGTAGAGCCAGAAGTTGTTTTTTATTCTAAAACAAATTCATTATGTATTCAAGGTCACCCTGAAAGTCCAAATTGTCCTCAACAAACTAAACAAATGATACATGTATTAATTAATTATTATTTAAAAGTATAATGAAAAAAGTAGAAAACAAATATAACGTAACATTAGGTGCAGATCCAGAAATTTTTATTTGCGATGAAAATGAAATTGTATCAGCTGAAGGTTTAACTGAAGGTGGAAGTAAATATTCACCTAGACCTATTACAGAAGAAGGTCATGCCATTCAAGAAGATGGTATTATGTTTGAATATAATATTCCACCTTGTTCAACAGAAGAAGAATGGATAGAAAATCATCAGGTTTGTCAAGATTATTTATTAGTATTAGCTCAAGCTAATGGTTATAATTTTAGTACAAAAGTTAGTGATGAAGTTAATGAAAAATATCTACAAACTTTACAAGCTTCAACATTTGGTTGTGAACCTGATTATAATGTATATTTAGGTGATAACAACCCAACACCAGATTCTAATACAAATTTAAGATGTGCTGGAGGACATGTTGCAATTGGTTATCCAAATCCTAATGAAGAACAAACTGAAAAAATAGTAAAAGCATTTGATATGTTTGTAGTATTACCAGCTCTTTTTAAAGACAATGATACGCGTCGAAGAGAGTTATATGGTAAAGCAGGAAGTTTTAGATTTAAAGAATTTGGAGTTGAATGTAGAGCATTATCTAATTTTTGGATTCACACTCCAGAAACAATGAGTTGGGTTTTTAATCAAACATTAAAAGCTGTAAACTTTGTTTTAGATAATGAATGTGATGAATTAATTAATAAATATTCAGAACAAGTTAGAGCTGCAATTGATTCTAATGATTTAGAATCAGCAAAAGAATTATTAACAGTACTTAATATTACTGAAAAAAAAGAAAAAATAACAATATAAAAAACAAATGATAAATATAATATTAATACTTTTATTATTCCAAATTCTTAGTTTAATAATATTTAAACCAAAACATAATACATTAGGTTGTGGTATTTTTGCATGGGCTGGAAGTAATCCAAAATCTTTCAATAAAGCAAAATTTGACATTTTAGGACTTTACAATAATTCTAGAGGTGGAGATTCATGTGGTGTTACAACTGATGGTGAGATTTATTATGGATTAACCACTAATAAAAATTATTATGATTTTTTAATAGAAAAAGAATATTTGAAACCAAAAGAAGTACCTGTTGTATTTGGTCATACAAGAAGAACTAGCGTTGGAGCAGCTAATGAATATAATGCACATCCATTTGGATTTGGTGAACTAAAAGAAGGTTATTCATTTATAGGCTGTCATAATGGTACATTAACAAACCATGGTGATTTAGCTAAGGAATATGGTGTTATAGCTGACTTATGGGAAATGAATGAAAATGGTACAAGAGGTAAATGGATTCGTTCTAAAAATGATTCAGAAATTTTATTAGAATGTATTTATAATTCTAAAGATATTAAAGTTTTAGATTCTTATATTGGTGGAGCAGCTTTAGTTTTTCAAGATTTAACTGAACCTGATACAGTTTATGCGTTTCATGGTGCATCAAGAAAAGAAACTAGTGATACTAATCCTGATAAATTTGAAGAAAGACCTTTATATTATTATAAAGAAAGTAAAAATTCTTTATATATATCTTCTTTAGAGGAACCTTTAATTGCAATTGGTGGTAAATTAAATAAAAATATTTTTGAATTTAAACATAATATTGTTTATAAAATTAAAAATGGAGATATTGATTCTGCTGTTACTTATAAAGTAGATAGAAGTAAAGCTGCTCAGAAAAAATCATTTATTACGAGTCATAACAAAAATTTTACGATGGCTCCTATGACAAGGAAGATACATACGGCCACGGCCAATTGTACCTTGGACATAGATACGACTAAAAAAAGGAGCCCTAAACAATCGAAATTAAATTACAAGTTATTAGATAATTCTATTATTACAAATATTTATGATGAAACAGATGATAAATATTTTAAATCAGGTATTAATTTTAGAAACTTACGTTATAGAAGAAATGGTCATTTAATTAATGGTGTTTATACTTTTATATTTGGTTATGGTTTCTTTCATTTAGCAGATGATTCTAACAAAGCTATGGCTGCAAGTTATGAATTATTAGATAGATTTTTTGATATGGATGAAGGTAGATTCTTAAATGGTACTGAAACACCAGATTTTAAATCAGGTAATATTGTTAAACCTTTTACATTTAAGAAACAAGTTGAACCACCTTTAATTTATTTCCATAAAGGTGTAATGTTAGAAACTTCAATGGATTATGAAGCAGTTACTAATAAATTTAAAGATAAATATACATTCTTAGATTTATCTGAAATGTCAAAACATCCAATTATAGATCTTAATAAAAAAAGAAAACCTGATCATAATCAAGAAATTACATATAATAGATTGCCATATACAAAGAAACATTCATTTCTTCAAAGTGGTAAAATATATAATATTGAAAAAGGAAACTTAATTAATATTGAAATATGTGAGAGTTCTATTGATTTATTAGAAAATTCTACACCTATTATTTTAGGAGAAAGCTCAGAAATTAAATTAGATGTGCCTTTTAAAATATATCATAATACAGAATTAAAAAAGTTAGGTGATATATTTGATGTTAATCAAATTAAAACAGAACATTTTATTGATCATGAAGATATATTTTCTGATATAGAACATATTGCTAGAAATTCTCAAATTGATGAAGATCCTAAAATTGAAGAAGAAATTGAATATGATTCTGAAATAAAGGATACTCTTGAATCTGAAATGATGAATGTTTATATAACAGTTCAAAATGCAAATAATAGTTTAGCAAAACATTCTGCTAATTCTGATGTAGTAACAGATGTTATGGAAGTTAACAATGATTATCTAATGAATTTAGATTCTTTAATTATTGATAAAATAGGAAATAATAAATAAAATGGAAGATAAAATTGTAAAAAATATTGAAGGATTTGAAGTTCCTGAAAGTACATGTCGATTAGTGGATGGTCAATATTATTCAATTGGTGATGTAAGTAAAGAAAATTCTGGACAAATATATTTAATAAACAAAAGATATATTAGACCTGAAAATTTAGTATTTAATCACACCGTTGGTAAATATACACTTCCTAATGCAAATTTAATTGAAGGAATAGTTAGATTTGAAGAAAACAAATTAATTACTGGGTTGTTTGAAAGCAACCCATTATATAATATAATATTAATTGATAAAGATAATAACTATCATGTATGTTTAAATAAATCTATAATCTCATTAGATTATAGAGAAGAAAAATCTACTGGTATATTTTATCATATATCTATTAAAAAGGCAAAATTATTTAATTTAATTAAAGATGTTAGTAAAGAATATAAAGAATCTTTCCCTTATGATTCTAGAGGAATTACTGATAAATTTACTAAAAAATTTAATGCCAACTATAAACCTAATATTACCAAAAGTGTAAAAACTTACGCTCCTTTACTAAAAAAATATACTTTTGGTTTAGAATTTGAAACTGTAAAAGGTATACTAAATGAAAATATTTTAAAAGTATTACCTTTAATACCTTTAAGAGATGGTTCTATTAGTGGTTTAGAGTATGTTACAATACCTTTATCTGGAGAAATAGGATTACAGGCATTAATTGATTCTGCTTATCATTTAGAAAGTAAAACAGAGTATAATACATCTTGTGCTTTACACTATCATGTTGGTAATATACCTAGAACACCTGAATTTCTATTAGCTTTTTGGAAAGTAGCTTCATTTTTTCAAGATGAAATGTTTTCAATGTTTCCTTTATACAAGAAATATAATTTTGGTGTAAAAAGAAAAAATTATTCAAAACCATTTCCTATTAATAAAGTTAATAGTTTATTAGATGCTTCAATTGATATTAAAAACAAAGAGCAAGTTAATAAAAATTTTGATGTAATATTTAGTTATTTATCAGAAGGTACACCATTTGCAGCATATAATAATAATTTAGATAATGTTAAAGAACATCCAAGAGATCCAAGTGGTAATCAAAAATGGAATATTAACACTAGATATTATGCTAATAATTTAGTACCTATTATTTTTGGTAATAAGCAAACTATTGAATTTAGAATTCATACACCAACTTATGATATTGATAAAATTATTAATTTTTTATTAATTAATATTTATATTTTAGATTATACAGTAAACAATACTGAATTAATTTTAAAAGATTTTTCTAATGTTACTAAATTAGATAATCTTAGAAATTTTATTGATGAATATCTAAGAAATGAAAAAATATTAAAAAAAAGTGAAAAAAATAATTTATTAAACTATCATATTTCTTATATCAATACTCGAGTAAGAAGATTAGAAGAAATAAATTCTAGAGGTAAAATTGAAGGTGATGAAGATTTAATACATTGTAATAAAGTTATTAGATGGAATCATATTGATACTAAAGATAATACCAAAAGTCTTTCTAATTTTAATGATTTTAATGATAGTTATAGACCAAATAGAAACACTAGAGAACCAATGCGCTATAGTGTTCCTAAAAGTTTCACCACTAATTCTTCATTTAACATGGCTACTTCAAAATTAGTAACGGATGATGAATTTAGTGGCGTAAGACTTTCAAGTTCTAAACAACCATCAAAAAATTCAGCTTTAAAACAAAAAGCTGAATCAAAATTTGATTCAGATGCTGAATTAGAAAAACTATTTGTTAATGAACTTAAAACTAGTCAAGATGCATCTTTGGCAAGATTAAAACAACAACTTGAATAATCTACAATGCGTTTTAAAATTGATTATCCCAATTCTTTAGTAGAAGAAATTAATAATCCAGATTTATTATATTATAAAGATGAAAATAATTTAAAATCAGATGATGATTGACTATAAACTAGAAATTGATTATTCTTTATTGATGGGTCAATGGTCTGATTTATTAAATAAATTTTTACAAACTGAAGATATGTATAACTTAATGTTATCATTACATGAAAATTATAAAAATAAAAAAGACTATTATCCTTCAAAAAAAGACATTTTCAAATCGTTCAAAGATGTTAGATTAAATAATATTACTGTAGTAATAATTAATTGTACTCCTACTTTTAATCATAGAAGTAATGGATTAGCTTTTGCTAATAAAGATAGTTTAATCAATGATTTTGATCCTACATTATTTAATTTATTTAATGGTATAGAAAATCATATTTGCGGAGGTCTTATGGTAGATAAAGATTATACTTTATCACATTGGACAGATCAAGGTGTATTTTTATTAAATACTGCTTTAACAGGTACTACTAAAAAACCAGATGTAGAAGAATGGTCAAAATTTATTAATTATTTTATTACATATTTAAATGATATGTTAATTCATTCAGGTGTAATTTTTGCTTTTATAGGTGATAATGGTACGCACTACACTAGTAAAATTAATCAAAGAAAACATAATGTTTTGCAATTTCAAACTCTTAATGTCGACGCGTTAGAAGATATTAACCAAGAAATTACAGAACAAAATGGTAGAGAATTTAGAATTCAATGGTAATGAATATTTATTCATAAATGGGAATGTCCCAAGTCTAAAAAATTCAAAGGTTAAAACTTCAAAAGGTATTTTCAGTTCAAAAGCAGTTACTAAATATATACGAGCATTAGGAATACAATCTTATTCTGCTAGTAGAAAAATAGTAAAATGTTATGTAACTAAAGAAAATGAATTTGAAAAAACTAGAGAATTTTTTGAAAAACATTTAACAGTAAAACCTTATAAAATTGGTTTTCATTTTGTACGTGGCAGTAAGCATAGATACGATTTTAATAATGCTAACCAGCTTATTGCGGATTTACTTACTGCTCACGACATTATTGAAGATGATGATACTACAATATTTTTACCATTTCCAATGGAAATTGATGGTGAATATAGTAGTTATTCTAAAGAAAAACCAGGAGTTTTTATAAGAGTTTTATAAAAAATAAAAAATGAAAGAAAACATTATTATAATTGAACAATTAGCAGCTTTGCTTTTTGCTGATAAAAATTACACTCAATTCATAAATTACATAGAAACAAATCAAATAAATGCAGCAAGACTACTTGTAGATACTGAAATAGAAAATAACTATTCTGATGAAGGACAGGATTTTCATTTTGAAAATACAATAGCTGATAAATTGCAAGATTTATTAATGGATTTGATTATATATGAAATTGATGGAGAAGAAGAAAGTAAGCAAATTAAATCAAATACTGAATAATGATATTAAATTAAAAGATTTATCTTATAGTAAAGTTTCTGATTTTGATAGAAATGGTGCAGTTGCTTTAGTGAGAGCTAAAACAAATGATACTCAAGCCTTAAAAATTGGATCTTTAGTAGATAATTTAATATTTGAAGATAAAGATTATTTTAATAAACATTATTATGTATTTGATGGAGAAAAACCAACTGCAACTTTAGGTTTGTTATGTGATATTATTGTAAAAAATTACACAAATATTCCTAATAAAGAACAAGTTTTACAAATTATTGCCCATAATAATTTATGGAAAAGACAAAAACAAGATACTTTATTAGCTAATTTTAATATTCCTGAATTTTGGGAGTATTTAAAATGTATATTTGAAACATTTGATAAAATAATTGTAACAACTAAAGAGCTAGAAGATGCTAAAGAATTAGCAGAAATACTAAAAACACATAATTATTCTAAAGATGTTATTACCAATGAAGAATTTGAACATAAAAATCAGTTTTATTTTGAATTCAAACATTTAGGTTTTAATTTTAGAGGAGTAATTGATAAGATTTTAATTGATCACAAAAATAAAAAAGTAAGATTTATAGATTTAAAAACAGGTACAGATAATGCTGCTGAATTTGAAAATAGCTTTGTTAAATGGAGATATTATTTCCAAGGAGCTATTTATACATTAGCATTTAATGCTATCTGTGAAATGTTAAATTTAAAAGGTTATACTTTACAAGATTTTGAATTTTTATATATTTCTAAAAAAGAAAAGATACCTATGTTATTTAAAATGTCTAAAAATTGGCTAAATGCTAGTATTAAGGGTTTTAATATAGGTAAATATAGATATAAAGGTTTAATTGAACTATGTGAAGAAATTAAATGGTGTTTTGATAATAATGAATATAATATACCTAAACAAATTGTTGATAACAATGGTGAAGTATATTTAAAAGATAATTTTATAGAAATAAATGAGTAATTTAAGATATAACTCAAGTAAGACTTATTTACTACCACTTATATCTGAAGTTATTGGAATAGAAACTAAATTCATAAATTATTTAGATAATACATATATGTTTGATGAAAATAATGAATTTCAAGAATGTATATTTATTAAACATGAATTTAGTTTTAAAAATCCAGAATTTACAGCGTATGAACATAGATTAATTGACAATCAATATTTTGTTAAATTAATAGATATTGGTTCAGAAGTAGTTTATGTTTTTAAATTTCCAGAAGAATATTTACCAGAATATTATGCTTTACAAAATAGCAAATATTCAGAATTTGGTGAAGATGCTAAGAAATTAATACTGAAATTTTGGACACAAATGTATGGAAAAATTCCTGCTGGAATAAATCTGATTTTAAAGATCAAACAAATCCTTTATAAGGATGAAAAATTAAAAAAACAACTCGAAGAAAAACTAAAAATAAAATTAGATTTACATTCAGAACTCGGAGAAAAAGTTGAAGTTAGTAACGAAACTTTAAAGTTGAAAGAGAGTGCAACAGCACAAATGTTGAATGATAAAAATAATTAATGAGTATATTCGATAAGAGAATAAATATAATGCCCTATGAGTATCCTGAATTGCTCAAATACAAAGATGCAATCAGACATTCATATTGGATAGATACTGAGTATAATTTTACTACAGATATCTCAGATTATTATGTTAAAACTACTGATGTAGAAAAAGATGTAATAAAAAAAACAATGTTAGCTATTGCACAAATAGAAGTTAATGTTAAAACTTTTTGGGCAGATATGTACAAACATATGCCAATTCCTGAAATTGGTGATGTTGGTATGACATTTGCAGAATCAGAAGTTAGACATAAAGATGCTTATGCAAAATTGTTAACTATATTAGGTCTACAAAAAGAATTTGAAACAGTTGTTGAAATTCCTGCAATAAAGAATAGAATTAAATATCTTGAAAAATATTTAAGCGGTGCTAGAAGTGGTGATAATAAAATGTATACTAAATCAGTATTGTTATTTTCATTATTTATTGAACACGTATCTTTATTTAGTCAATTTTTAATAATGATGTCTTTTAATAAAGATAAAAATTTATTTAAAGGTATATCAAATGTAGTAGAATCTACTAGTAAAGAAGAAGATATTCATGGTAATTTTGGTGCTGAAATAATTAACATTATTCAGTCTGAATTTCCTGAATGGTTCGACAAAGAATTTGAAGATTTAATATATTCTGCTTGTAAGAAAGCTTATACTGCAGAATGTGAAATATTAGATTGGATATTTGAAAAAGGAGAATTAGATTTTATATCTAAAGCTCAAATTAAAGAATTTATAAAAAATAGGTTTAATAATTCACTAAATAAAATTAACTTAAAAAACGCATTTGAAACAAACATAGAATTACTTGAACCAACATTATGGTTTGATGTGGAAATCAGTTCAACAAAAGAAGGTGACTTCTTTTATAAGAAATCCATTGATTACAATAAAAAAAGTAAGAGTATAACTGAAAATGATTTGTTTTAATGAGTGAATATAAGTGGTTAAATGATGACTCGAGAAAATTTTTATCTCGTGGTTATTTAAGTGAAGGACAAAGTCCAGAAGAAAGATTAATAGAAATTGCAAACCATGCTGAAAAAATATTAGGTATAAAAGATTATGCCATGAAATTTTTAGGATATATGAAAAAAGGATTTTATTCTTTATCTACACCAGTATGGGTTAATTTTGGAAAAGAAAAAGGTCTTGCAATTAGTTGTTTTGGAACTAATATTGATGATTCATCTGATAGTATTTTAAATGCTGGTAGAGAAATTGGTATGATGTCTAAATATGGCGGAGGTACATCTGCATATTTGGGAAATATTAGAAAAAGAGGTTCTAAAATATCAATTGGTGGACAAGCTGATGGACCAGTTCATTATGCAAGAATATATGATACAGTAGTTGATGTATTTAAGCAATCTGATACAAGACGTGGTTCATGTGCAGTATATTTACCAATTGAACATGCTGATATTAATGAATTATTAGATATTGGTACAGAAGGTAATCCAATCCAAAATTTACAGTATGGTATTACCATTACAGATGAATGGATGAAATCTATGATTGCAGGTGATTCTGATAAAAGAATTATTTGGGCAAAAGTTATTCAAAGAAGAAGTGAATTTGGTTTTCCATATTTATTCTTTAAAGATAATGTTAATAATAATACTCCTTATAAAGAATTAGGATTAACTATCAATCATAGTAATTTATGTTCAGAAATAGCTTTACCTAATGATACTTACAATTCATTTGTATGTTGTTTAGGTTCTATTAATTTACTTCATTGGGATGAAATAGAAAAAACTGAAGCTATTGAAACTTATGTTTTATTTTTAAATGCAGTTATGTCAGATTTTATTACTAAATCTGAAACATTACCTGGAATGAAAAGAGCATGGAGATTTGCTAAAGAACATAGAGCCATTGGTTTAGGTGTATTAGGTTATCATAGTTATTTACAAGAAAATTTAATACCTTTTGAATCTTTAGAAGCTAAACAAAAAAATTATAAAATCTTTAAAACTTTAAAAGAAAAAAGTGATTTAGCATCGCAATTTTGTTGTGAATATTTAGGTATGAAATCACTTAGAAAAGGTTTTGCTAATACAACATTATTAGCAATTGCTCCAACTAAGTCAAGTTCATATATTTTAGGACAAGTTTCTATGGGTATTGAACCAATCAAATCTAATTATTTTGTAAAAGATTTAGCTAAAATTAAGAGTGTTTATAAAAATCCTAAATTAATTGAGGAATTAGATAAATATAATTTAAATACAACAGAAGTTTGGGAATCTATTTTAAAAAATGATGGATCTGTTCAACATTTAGATTTTCCAACTAAAGAAGTATTTAAATCATTTATTGAAATAACACCTAAAGAAGTAATTTTACAAGCTGCTCAAAGACAACAATTTATTGATCAATCACAAAGTGTTAATTTAACAATTCACCCTTCTGTATCAGCTAAAGATATAAATAAACTTTATATTTATGCTTGGGAAGAAGGTGTTAAAACTTTGTATTATCAATTTAGTCAAAATGCAGCTCAATCATTTGCAAGAGATATTAATAATTGTGATTCATGTCAGGGGTAATTAATATTGAAAGTTATATTGGTAAAATTTATAATAATTATCAAATAATATCTTTTGAATATCTTAAAAACTATAATAAATCTAGACAACCTTTTTATAAATGTCTTTGTAAATGTGATAAAGAATCAATTATTGGATTATGGACATTAAGATCTTTAAAAGGTAAAATGTGTAATAATTGTAAAAAATTATTAAAAACATTACCTAATGGTGAATCTGCTATCAATGGTGTTTTCACACAATATCTTAGACATGCTAGAAATAGAAATTACGAATTTAAAATATCAAAAGAAAAGTTTTTAGAAATTGTAAATAAAAATTGTCATTATTGTGATCAAGTACCTTCAAATAAAGCAAAAAATCAAAATAAAACTGGAACTTACATTTATAATGGAGTAGATAGAATTGATAATACAAAAGGTTATATTGAAAATAATGTTGTACCATGTTGTAGAATATGTAATAGATGTAAATCAGATATGACTTTAGATCAATTTAAAACTTGGATTAAAAATGTTTACAATAAGATTAACGAATGTAAATCATGTGAATAAATGATATTAATATCTAATAAAAAATTGTTATAAATAATTAATTAATAATAGAGAGAAGGGTGTAACGTTCACCACATGGTAAATTTCCAGGAAAAAAGGGTTCAAATCCCAACTTCTCTCTTTATTTTAACATAAATGGAATTAAACGAAAAGAAAAATAGAATACAAGATGATGCGATAGAAAAATGGATTTATTTAGGTAAAAGAGGTACAGTTGAAGCTATTACAGGTATTGGAAAAATGTTTATATTTTTAAAAGCATTAATGACTATGCCAAAACATCAACAAGATACTGTACATTTATTTTTAGCTGAAACAACTGCCAGAGATAGAGATTTACAAGAACAAATTAAAGTTTTTAATAAAATTTATAATGTTGACGTTCTAGCAATGTATAATTTACAGTTTCATTGCTATCAAGAAGTTTATAAATGGAAAAATTATAAATTTGGTTTAGTTGGTTGTGATGAAATTCACGAACAATTAACACCTGAATATATTAAATTTCACATTTATAATAAATATGATGCAGTTATTGGATTAACAGCATTATTAAAAAGTGAACAATATTATACAATTAAAAAGGATTTGCCGCTTCGAAATTTCTTTGGTAAAGATATGATTAACAAATATGAAATGATTGCTAAAATCGCTCCTATTTGCTTTAAATACACAGTTAATCAAGGACAACTAGATAACACTTCTCGTAAATTAAATATTTATGTTATACAAAATAAATTGGATAGTGTTAATAAGAATGTATTAGGTGGTGCAAAACATTCACCTTTTTATCAAACTGAAGCTAGTGCTTATTCATATGCAACTAAACTATTTAATGAAGCTGTAAATTTAGAACCTAAAGAAAATGAAGATTGGGTTAGATTTGAAGAAAAAAGACAATTAAAAATAATTCAAGCTTCTAATAAAAGAAGTAATATACTTTATAATTTATTAAGTAAAGTTTGTATTATTAAAGTTTTATTAGCTAATATTAAAACTAAAAGTATTGTTTTTGGAACAAGTTTAGAATCTTTAAAAAAAATTACACCAAATATAGTATCATCTTTAAATTCAGATAGTGTAAATAATGTAATTTTAAATAATTTTGAAAAAGATATAATTACTGTAATTGGATCTTTTAAAAAATTAGTTCAAGGTGCTAACTTACCAGATTTAGATAATTGCTTTATAATGTCTTATTATAGCTCACAAGTGAAACTTATTCAAATGATGGGTAGATTAAGACAAAATAAAGATAAAGTTGGCAATGTATTTATTATTGTAACACAAGGTACACAAGAAGTTGTGTGGTTTAATAAAATGATTCAAGATGTAACTGATTACAATATAATTTATTGTGATGGAGTTCAAGATTGTTTAACAAAATATAGAGATAATGCGAAGTAAAACAAGAATACCAATTTGTTTGTATTTATTTGAAAATAATGATAAAATATTATCTCATTTTTTAAATACAAACAATCCTGAAATAATTCATAATATTTATGATACTTGGGATGATATTGAAAAAATGTGGAATAATAATCCAGACTTAAGATTTGGTCAATTATTGTGCAATTTAAGATTAATTCCAGATATTGATATCGAAAATTATATTTGGAATGTTGAAGAATATGAATGGTTACTAAAAAATAATTATTGCTAATGGAACAAAATGAAAAAGACATTGTATATGATCATTTACTTAATGTTAATGATAGAGATTATACAATTTCTAAAACAATAGAAGAGTTATTAGAATTAGCTTTAATTTTAAAACAAAAACAAAATAAACCTGATTTAGTATCAGATTTAAAAATTATAGAAGAAATAGGAGATGTTAAAATAAGACTAAAAGTTATTACTGAAATATTTTCTAATGAATTAATTAAAGAACGTATTAATTTCAAACTAAAGAAATTTTACAAATACATAACAACAAAAAAATACAAAAATATATAATATGAGATTAAAATGTTTAAAAACTGGAAATAATAAATCAATTAGTGTAAATGAAGATTACGATTTAATTGAAGAATCAGAAACTAGATACACTTTAATAAATGATAATGGTGTTCAAAAAAATTATGCTAAAAATTTATTTAGAGTAATTGCTGAAAGACCTGCTCGACCAGTTCCACCACCAACACCAGTAATTCCAGTAATTAATGAATTAAACATTACTACAGCTGTGGTAAAAGAAAATGATACTTTTGGTTTTACAGTTAGTTGTCCATTTATTGGAAGGAATGTATTTAATTACGATTCAAGACAAATTGTAAATTTTAGTAGAATTGCAGCAAGTTGTGGAGTATTTTCTTTTTTAGGATTAAATAATATAGTTGATCATTTACTAGCAATGAAGGAAAATTTTACTAACTATTTAAGACAACACACTACTGCATTTACTTTAAATCCTGAAATTAATATTGATGAAACTTTTAGAGATATTTATGTATCTATTATTCAAGATATTATTGCAAGTTTTCAAGGTAACCAAGGTAGTAGATGTGCTGTATTTATTATGTCAACTACTACAAATGTTTTTAATGAATTACCTGTATTTCGTGATGTATTAAATGAATTGTCTAGTTCAGTTATTACTGCAAATAATCCTAATAGTGGAAACAGAATTAGCACTTGGACATTTGTTGTAAATGAAGATGATGCAACTGTTATTAATAATAACCATGTTGAAGTACAAGGTTAATAAATAGAAACAAAAAAAAGCCACTATCAATTAGGTAGTGGCTTTATTTAAAATATGAATGCAGAGAGATATAATGAAGGAAAAATAAAATGGAGTTTAGTTAGTTGGAAATCATTAGAACCAATGGTTAAAGTATTAATGTTTGGTGCTAATAAATATTCAGCTAATAATTGGAAAAAAGGACTTAAATACTCTGAAGTAACAGAAAGTTTACAAAGACATTTAAATGCTTTTATGGAAGGAGAAAATGATGACCCTGAAAGTAAACTTTCACATGTAGGTCATATATTGTGTAATGCAATGTTTTTATCTTATATGTATCTTTTTAAAAAAGATATGGATGATAGATATGTTGATAAAAATATAAAGAATGAATAACAATAAAGTAGAATTATTAGGATTCTATGGAAGTGATGAAGTTGTAGCACAATCTGCTTGGACTAGTACATCAAGAGATATTACAGATGCTAAAAGAGAAAGAATTCCTAATTTATTAGAAATGCTTTGGTCTAATCATCACGAAACACCATTCGAGAAAGTTTCAGTACACTTTTTAGTTGATACTGAAATAGCTAGTCATATTCATTTATTAAAACATAGAATGGCTAATATCAATGGTGAATCAGCTAGATATAAAGAATTAAAAGAAGATAAATTTTATTTACCTGAAGATTGGATTGGAATTGAATTTGATGATTCTAAATTTAATAAGTTTACTAAAAAATTTACTTCAGGTTATGAAACTTGGAAACAACTTTTAGAAAGATATAATGAATTAGGTAATAAATTATATCATGCCTCTTTAGAACAAATTACACCAGTATTAGGTCGTAAAAGAGCTAAAGAAAGTGCTAGATTTTTTAAAACATATAATTCACAAATTCAAGCTGATGTAACTTTTAATATGAGAAGTTTTGCTAATTTTATTAAATTAAGAAATAGTGAACATGCTCAATTAGAAATTAGAGAAATTGCACAACAAATGTGGAATTTAGTTCAAACTGAAACTAAAGGTAAATTTGATAATGTACTTAAAGTTATTGATGATAGAATTAAGTTTGAAGAAAAATGTGAAAAATACAAAGAATTAATAATGTCATTAGAATAATGTTTATAAAAAAAAATAATAATATTATGTTCAAGTACTCAAGAAGTTTTAGTTTATGAATATGATATGAATATGTGGGAAGATGTTGAACATTTTTTAACATCTGAAGAAATAGACTTAGATATAAGTAATTGTCAATGAATGGTTGTTAATGAATTAAATATACAAATAAAATAATATGAGTAATACTTTAGAAAGAAAATTTACAGAAGAAGAAATAAGTGATATAATGTATGAAGGTGGTGTTTATAAAGATTATGATACTGAAGAAATGTTATATGAAACTGTAAGTGAAAAACAAGTTGAATTTGACCAAGAGAAATCCTCAGTTACTCTTAAATATGTAATTAAAGATGTTGAAACTGGTAAATGCTATTCTGCACATCTTGGTAAAAGTCCTTGGTATATGCAAGAAGAATTTAATGCTAAACAAACTTGGAAAGAAGTTAAACCTAAAAAAATAGAAATAATTGATTATGAATAATAAAATAAATACACCAAAAAGCTCTGTAATTAAGAGTTTGACATATGATAAAGGTAGAAAAGATTTAACTGTAGATTTTAAATCAGGTAAACAATATGTTTACACACCCGTATCACAACAATTTTTTAATAAGTTAAATAAAGCTGAAAGTAAAGGTAGTTTCTTTAATTTACATATTAAAAAAAATGAAGCATTAACTTGTTTAAAATTAATTAAATAATGTTGTTTGTTGTAACAAATCCACAAAACGGATGGGATTGTGTCAGTGGAACTATTTATGAAGCAGATAATGAAGAACAAGTTTTACAACATATTGCTGATGAAAGAGGTATAACTCTTGAAGAATTAGAAGATAATAATGATACTATTGTTCATGAAACATATGACATTACAAAATTAAATTAATATGAAATTAAAAGTATTTTTAACATATAGTGATGGACAAGATGGTTCTTATTTTGTAACAATGCAAAACACTGAAGAAGATGCATTAAAACAATTAGGTAGTACTAAAGAAGAAGTTGAAAGTGGTAATTTTTATGAACATGGTTACATGGAAGAAATTGAAATTGAAATTGAAAATGGTAAGTTAGTAAAACCTCTTCAATTTCATGTAGAATAAATTATTATAAATGCAAAAAGGCACATACAATTAAGTATGTGCCTTTTTTTTTACCTTTTATTTATTCAATAGATTGTAGAGATTTTTATATTCTTTGTCTAATTGAGCGTAGAAAGGAGTTATTTTTTTAACATGTTTTACTAATACATTGTTATGTTTTGAATCTTCACTAAAATAATCAAAGAAAGTTTCATTTCTTTGAGGATTAAAATTAATAGGTGTTACAACATCATTTACTACGTTTGCACAGTTTTGAATAAATCTGTTAGCTGCAACTGGATTAGCAATCATTCTTTGTAACTCCATTGGATTTCTAAATTGTGAAAGTTCTGATTCAAGTCTTCTAAAAGCATACATTGCAAAAAATAATTCATCATCATCATCTCCTGCAGCTGCACCTAAAAGCATACCTAATAAAGGAAGTATAACCATAGTTAAACAAACCTCTAATGTAGTATTTTTTAAATTAGCTTTTTCATAATCAGATAAAGCATTATAATTATCTCTCATATAAGCTAATTTAAAACCATTTAAGTTAGGTATAACACCTTGTCTTATAAAACGTATGAATGTAGTATAAATACCTTCTGTAAACTCTTGTTCTGCATTATTAAATGACATATCATCTTCAGTTAAATCTTCTTTAGCTGTTAATGAAGTTTGAATTCCTTTATATCTATGTTTTAAAGAAGATAAAAAGAAGTTTTTAAACATCATTAGTGTTTTACCCCACCATGTTTTAGCAATTTCAGCTTTCATTAATGGGTCGTATACACCAAATATATCATGAGCTTTCTTTTTAATTACATAATTAATATGTTGTTTACCACCTTCATGATATTTAGAATCAATATTCTTTTTAGTATAAACAACTTTATCACTCATAACAAGTTTACCATCAGAATTTAATGATAACATATCAAATAATGAAGCTGCATTTGATTCTTCAACTATAGTTCCTTCTTTATTAATATATTTTCTTTCAGAATTCATAACTTTAATACCTCTTAAGATAGATTCAGTTAATATAGCATTCATCATATGCTCACCCATTTCATTTAATCCATTCATTGAATGAGTTGAAATGATTTTTTTAGCATAACTATTGCGTATAAATTCTTGAGTAGCAGTATCAAATCCACCAAATATATCAAACATATCTAACATTTGGTTATGAAATGATTGTTTAACAGGTTGATTTAAATCAGCTAATATATTCATTATATTTTTACTATAATGAGCTTCAGCTTTTAATAAGTCTGTTTTATTAAATGTATATCCACCAGCAGAAGTTAAAAACATTTGAGTAACACCATTTAACACATTGACAACTCCTGAACCTAAGTTAGCAGTCATTGCAATATTTGCAGCAAATCCATTTACCATAGATGCTAATTTAGTTGCTTCTAATTTTGAACCAAATATTTTACCACCACTATAAGATAACACATCATATAAATGAGTTTCTAAAAGACCTTCAATTTTTTTAAGTTCTTGAGAAAATTCACCACTAAATGTAGTTCCTGGAGCATGTGTTGCATATTTATTTTGTAACCATTTACCAGTTTGAATAGAACGTTTTTTATATTCTTTAGATGAAGCTATATTTACAAATAATTTAAGTTTTATTTCATTAGATTTTTTTTCTTTATAATTAATTGCATTTAAAGCTTCTTTTCTATATACAGTAAATAAATCTAAAGATTGATCTTTTGAATCAAGCTTACCTCTAAATCCAATTTTAACAGTTCTTTTTTCTTTGTTTTTACTATCTACCGCTTCACCATAATTTACATCATCAACTTTAACTTCTGTTAAATCAGTCCATTTATCTTTTAGTTGACCTTTAACATCACCCTCAAGTGTTCTTTCTAAATTAGATTTAGTAACAGAAGGAATTTTGTAAAATTTAGCACCATATACAGATTTAACTAAACTAACATGATTATTATAAACAGTTACATTATTATTATCTGTTTCAGATTTAAAATAATCTAATAATTCTTTTTCAACACCTGTAACTTCAGCATTCTTGTATTTAGGATGTGGAACAGTTTCTTCATTAATAGAAATAGTATTAGCACTAAACCAAGCTTTTCTTTTAGATTTTAAAGCTTTATATTCTACATCTTTATTTAATGCTTTTAAAGCTTCTTTTTTAGTATCAAATTGTGAACTATATTTTTCTTTTAATTCAGTTATTTTATCTAATATAGGATATAATTCATTTTGAACAGAATCTAAAAATTTAGTAGAGTATTCTCCTTTTAAATAATATTGATCATTTTGACTTAATTCAATAATATTTCCATACATTTCAGATTGCTTATTTTGTCCTTTTTCTTTAGAATATTTTTTAAATATTTTATTTAGTTGAAATTGTTTATCATGATAAGCATTTATAATATTATCTCTCATTTTACCAATAGTATTTGATATAAGATTGATTAATGGAGAATTTATATTTAAAATATCTGTAGTATTTCTATCAAATGTTGAAATATCAAAGTAAGGATCATATACAATTTTACGAGCACTTTCTCTTAAAGCATTTTGATAATCAGATTTATGTTTTGTTTGAATCATTCTACCAAAATATTCTTCTTTAGTTTCAGATTTAATATTTAATTTAGTATGTTCTGCAAACAATTTATTTTTCCATTCTGTAACAACTTTAGTGTTATTTTCAGGCTTAGAAAATTCTGTAACAGCATATGCTTTTTTAATATTTATAAATGAATCTGTTAAATTTTGATGACCATCTTTTAAATTATGTAATACTTTTTTAATTTCTTCAATTTGAACTTTATCTTTTCTTTCTAATGTTTTATCATTTTGACTTCTAGTAATTAAAGAATTAATTTCATCTAATAAATCATATGCTGATAAATATTCTTCATAACTATCAACAAGTTTTAACATTTCAAAAGTATCTAAATCTTTTGTAGATAAATTATCTAAAGTATTATATAAATCATCATTAATATCTAAATTATCAGCTTTAACTAAATTTTCAATAAAAGGATCATTTTTATATAATTCATATATATCTTCAGCAATTATATATTTACCAGCAACACTTACAGGTCTAAATAAATCAAATTGTTCTTTATGATAAATTATATTATTATGAGTTACTACTCCAATACGTAATGCTTTATTTAAACTATTATTAAGCTTACTTACAGCACTAGAAAATGATTTAGCATATGAAGTAATAGATTTCCATTTATTATTTCTTTCAGCTAAAACAATTTCATCTAATAAAGCTTCAAATAATTTAATAAAGTTTTTATGTTCTTCTTTATTTTTAACATTAGCTGCAGCTTTAGTTCTTTTAATTAATTGAGTAATCCTATCTTTAGCTTGATTAACTGTATGTTGTAATTGTTTTTCAATAGTATCTAATTCAATATTTTCAGGTTGAACTTGTTTTTGAAAAATATTATCATATCTTTTAATACCAACATAATCTTGAGATTCTAATTCAACATAATTAATAATTGTATCAAATAACTTTTTATATTCAGGATTAGCTGGAATATCAAATAATCTTCTAATAGCATTCATTATTTTTTGCCACCAAACTTCTGAAGTTTCTTTAACTTTATTTCTAAAATCAGGATTAGCATAAAATTCAGCTACAAATTCAAATTTATCAGTAAAACCATATTCTGATTTTATATCACTATTTTTATATTTAGATAAAAATGCTTCAATTACATCAACTAAGTCTTGTTCCGCAAAAGTTCTTTCATTTGCAGGTTTTAACATAGCTTGTACAGTTTGACCATGTACTACTTCATGTAAAAATGCAATTACAGATTCTTTTTCATTATATTTAGATAATCTAGCTTTACTAATTTGAATTTCATTATTATCTGATTCATATTGCATAATAGTTAAATCATCAGATAATTCAGATTCATTAATAAACTTAACAGTCGCTTTAGATTTGTTAAGTAATTTTTTTGATCTTTTAATTAATTCTTTAGTTGTACTATCTAAATTAGGAAAATTAGTAATAATATTATCTAATACTTCATCAACTGTAATTTTAGATTTATTACCAAATAATAATTCATTAGATTTATAAATTTTATTAGATTGGATACCTTGACTTTGATTATCTTGAAATAAATTTTCACCTGTTTCATTTACAAATTCAGATAAATCTTGTTTCATAAAAATAGTAGAAGTATCTCTTTTATTATCTAAAGTAATTTCATTCCAAGTATTACCATATTCATCAGTAATAACATTTACATTATCTTTACCGTAAGTTTTATTAAGAATATTAGTTACAGTATTTTCATAGAAGCTATAAATAGGTTTTAAAGCACCAAATCCTTCTGGTCCTTCAACTCTTTCAAGTTCTTGTTTAAGTTGATTTATTTCATTATTTACACTATTTAAATAATCATTTTTTCCTAAAACTTCACCGTAAGCAGCATCAGCATATTCATCTTTATTAGAATTTTTAACTTTATTTTTTGTTTTTTCAAGTTCTTTAATTCTATCTTCTTTCTGTTTTTTAAACTCTTCTAATGTTGTATGACCTTCAACTTTACTAGCTGTATCTCCACTTGGAAATAACACTTTCTCATATCCTTTTTTAGCACTATCTTGTATAATAGATTTAACAAAGAATGTAACCCAGTTAGAATCTTTTATTAATAGATTTAAAAATGCATTTTTTTTACTATCACTTTTAACAATTGTTCCAATAGGTCTAAGCCATTCAGGTTCATTAGCTACTTCTTCTGGAGTTAAACTATTCATTTCTCTAGATAACCATTCTTTATCTCTACCTTTCTGAAATAAATCAGATTGTACTTCAAGTATTCTTCTAGTTTTAGTTGTATGTAAAGCTTCTTCTAAATATTCTTGTGGAATATTATCTAATTCTTCTTGTGTTAAACCATTATTAACTAAAGCATCATCACTTCTAAACCATCCTATTCCATTATCTGTGCTAAATTGAGCATGACCTTTAATACTAGGTGTAATTAATGGTGTAGCTATTTCATTTTCTGTATAATTAGTACCACCTGGAACTGTTAGGTTAGAATAATATGAACTATTAGGTTTATTATTTTCTTTTTCTAATTCATTATTTTTATAATTTTGTTTAGCTATATCATAAACTTCTTTACTTATTTCTTGAGCTTCATTATCACCGTAAATATTTATTTCATAATACTTACCATTACTTTCTCTGTATTGATCTTTAAAATCTAAATCATAATGATCATCTAAACTAAAACCATCTTCATTACCTTTACTTTTAGTAGTATTAACTTCAACACTGTAGCTATATTTAAAAGCTAATTCTACAGCTAATTGTTCTCTATCAGTAATATTTAAATCTAAAAGTAATTGCTTCTGTTCTTTAGGTATTTGAAGTTCTGTAAGAATTTTATTTAAATCCCAACCAGCTTTTTTACCTTTTTCAAATATTTGTTTAGCTTTATCAGATTGTAAAATATCTACAGCTTTTAAAGTTGTATTAACTTGATTGGATTTTAAAATATCTTCTAATTTAGGATATGAATCTAAACCATTTTTATCCTGAAAGATAGAAATTCTAGCCTTCAGGATTAATGGATTTAATTTTGATTGTTCTAATAACTCAATATATTCTTTTGAGCTTGTATTTATGCAATTTGCCATTTATTTACAATTTAATTTTTGCCAAGCTATTGTAGCTTTTTCTTCTTCTGTTAAAGTATTTAATTCACTTTCAGTAATCTCACCATAATCTAAAGAATCTAAATCAAATTCTTCTTCTGATGTATTATCTTCTGGCATTAAATTATTTTCTTCAATTATCTGATTAATAATTTTTTCTTTTTTAGATTTAGTTGAACCATCTAAATTAGTAAATACTTGCTTACCAGTATCTAATGAATAAATATTTTCATTTTGTGTTACAATATAATCAGTACCATTAAATTCAGTAGTAATATAATTACCAATTGGACTTAATTTATCTAAATTAGGTGTACCACTAAATTTATTACCTTCAGTATCTATTAGCTGAGCTTTATCTTTGTCTGTTATATTCCAAACAATCCATTTTTTACCATTATAATTTACAACAGAACCTTTAACTACATTAGCAGTGGTATCTTTAATAAATAATGGTTTTAATATTTCAGATTTATTTACTATTTCTTTTTTAATAGATTCTGTTTTTATTAAATTAGTTATTTCTCCAGTATCATTATCAAAACCAAAATTTTCTAATAATTGATCTTTTAAATATTGATAAGTTTGAGGAGCTTTTTCTTTCAATTTAGCTAAACCTGTACCTAAACCATCTTTTGGAAATACAATTATTTTTTCATCTGATTTTTCTATTAATTTATTTATATCACTATCTATAAATTGTTTATTTGATTCAAAATCATTATCAGACATAAATGAACTTTCATTATTTGATGGTATTAATTTTGTAGCAATTCCTACAGCATTTACACTATTTCTTATAGAAGCTTGTCCTGCAGTACCTACTCTTTTAGTATTATCACCAAAAACATAAATTTTATCTAGATTATTTTTAGTATCTTCAATAGAATATCTGTTTACAATTTCAATTCCTTTTATACCATATTTTTTATAAAGATCAGATTCAATAACTTCAGATTTAACAACTTCTTTAACTTCAGATACTTGTTCAACTTTAATATTATTAGTTTCAATTTCATTATCAATACTTTGCATATTTCTATCAAATGATACTAATTTTTGAAGTTTTATAATATCATCATTAATTAATTCTGTATAGTCATTAAAGTTATATAAAATTTTGTTATTTAACTTTTTATCTAATTCTTGAATTCTAGCATAAACACCTTTTTGTTCTGTATCATAACCTATTAATTTATAATATCTAGGTTTAATTTTAACAGTTGGATCAGCATCTACTGAAGGTGCAGTATGTAATTCTACATAATAATTTCCTTTTTTGTCATATAAATTAACAAAACCATTATTTATATTTACACCATCAGCTACAATATTATCTTTAAATACCTTTCTTACTAATTTTTTATCAGTTAAATTATTTAAATAAAATTTATCTAAAAAATCATATTGATTTTGATTATTAATTTCATTAACTCTATTATTTATATCTTTTTGAATAAAATATTCAGCTGGAATATAAGTAAAAAATTGAGTAGTATTCATTTGAAACCCAGAAGTAATAAAAGAATATTTAATTAAATCTTCAGCTAATGATGGATTATCTATCATTAAATCTTTCCATGAATTAGTAAATAATGTTTCATATGTTGTAGATTTCTTTCTATTATTTAATTCAATACTAGATTGATATTTTTTAGATTTAGAAATTTTAATATTTAATTCATCTAATAAAAAGTACTTACCTTTATTTTCTTCATTAAAATCATGTAATCTTTTAGGTAAATTAGTAAGTATATCATCATTTTCTTCAATAGATATATCAAATACTTTGTTTAACAAATATGTATTATAATCTTTAGATAACTTTGTTACTAATTCAGAGTTAACTAAATTAGTACCGTATAAATCATTAGAAACTTCATTAAATATAGATTGTATTTGAGATGTACCTGTAGGAAATAACAAAGCATTGTTTTCTACTACGTTTTTAACCCATTTTAAGCTATTATAATAAGCTTCTAATGTTGTACCTTCAAACTTAGTATTAAAGCCTTTTATAGCTCCTATTACTTCATTATTAACTTTAGTCATTATTTGTTCTTTTTGATTAAATAATGCAAATAAATCATTATGACTTTTACCCATACCATCAGTATCTAGTTTAGATACAACAACATTTTCTCTTACATTTTTACTATACTCTTGTAATTCTTTAAAAGCATTAAGTAAATTAATTTGAAAGTTAATATCTGGTGTTTTAGTAGTATTTTGATTTCTAAAATATTCTAAATTTAATTTATATTTATCCCATTGATTAGTTTTTCTATCAAATATATTTAATTTATTAGGATTAAAAGCTATATCATGTTGTTGTTTCATATTATCAATAACCCTTGTTAATTCTTCAACAGGAATTTTTAATTTTTTTAATAAAACTTCAGATACATTTTTAAAACTTTTATCTATACTTTCAATAGAACTATTATATTCTTGCAATGTAATAATTTTATTATCTAATTGATAAGCTAATCTTTCTTTTTTATAATCTATATTTAATTGACTAAAGTAATCTTTATATATATTACCAAGACTAATTGTATAACCTTCTACTTTATCAAGTGCATTAATTACAATTTCTTTTTTAAATTTTTCAATTGTATCACCACTATCTTGAACATCTGTTAAACCCTCTTTAGATTTTTGAAAATCTACATATTGTTTAATAATTGGATTTGCTAAAAAGTTAACTACATATAATGGATGTGCTCCTAATCTAAGTAACATATTACCAACATTAGTTGTTGACATAATCCAGTTACCTTTTGAAATATAAGGATCTTTTGCAATATCTACAAATGCATTCAAAATAGCTGTTAATGAATCACCAATTTTTACTTTACGTAGTTCATCTTTAAATTCATTAATACGTTCTGTAGAACTATTAGGTTTAAGCATTTGAGCTGCATAATAATCTAATTCTTCTTCAGATAATTCTTCTGAAAATTCTTCATCAAATTTAGATTCATTTAATTCATTGTGATGACCCCATAATATATTTTTAACTCCTAATAAAGATAGATTACCTTCTCTACTAATATCAACCATTGCATTAGCCTCTTGACCAACTCCAGCTTTACCACCTAAAAAAGAATATCTTAATTTAAGATCTACTTCTGGATCAAAATGATTCATAAATATAGTAGATGTACCTGGAAATAAAGCATTAAGTTCATTCTGTATAAAATCAATATCAATTGGTTTCATTACAGATTTATATACTTCAAGATGTGTTAATACAGATTTATATAATTCAATTAATCTATTTTGTAATCCTTTTTTAGTAATATTGTTTTCATCATAATTATTATATTCTAATCTATCAGTTTCAGAGTTTTTACTATAAGATGGAAACATTACATACATTTTATCAACGTCAAAATCTGAACCTGTTTTAGTAGTAATACCTGTATAAGCTACAACAGTATCTCCAGATGCTTCTGGAAGTATTCCTACAATTCTTAATGCATCATTGGATGCAAGACCTTGATTAGGAATTCTATAACCAATTATAGTTTCTTGTATTTTTTTATTAATAATAGGTTCACCACCATCATAACTAACAAATAATTCTTCATTAGAATATTTTCTCCAATTAGGAACATGTTTTGATAAAAATGATCCTGACAATAATATTCCACCTGGTTTAACAGTTGGTCTATTTGTATCTGGATTTACATAAATATAAGGTTCATTAGTAGTATTATCTGCTAATGGCGACCATCTAACTCCTTGTGATTCAGCTTCAATTTTATTTAAACCAAAGTTACTCATTTGAATAAATGAACCACCATTAGTTTTAATTTTAATAAGTCTGCTATTCATCACTGAAGCAAATATATTAAATAATTTACCTGCTGATTGTGGAATACCTACAATAGTTGTTTCTGCATTTAAAGCAGTTACTACATTCTCAGAACCACCTCTTTTAACTAATTCAGCAATTAATGATTTATAAAAACCTGATATATTACCAATTTTAAAATTATCATCAATTTTAAATTCTTTTTTAAGTGAATTCAAACCTTCATTAGTTAAACCTGTGACAGCTTTTACTATTTCAGTAATAATTTGTTGACCATTATATAGATTACCATCTAATTCAAATCCTTCAAGAGTTTTATTATGTAATAAACCTGCAAATATATTTTTCTGAATTTGTGAACCAACATCTAAATCTTTAAATGTTTTAGTTGGTAAATCTTGTTGAAGTTTCCACCCTCTATTAAATAAAGTTTGACTATTTAACTCAAATTCATCTTTAATATTTCCATTATCATCATGTATTTTAGTTGGTTCAATAGATCCTACTTTTACACCATCAAATGTAATAACTTCATCAATTTTATCAGCATTCATTTTATTGAATAACTTTTCTAAATCAGAATTTTTAACTAATGCTTGTGATAAAACAGCTTGCGAATATTTTAAATAAACAGGTTTACCAGAAGCATCTCTATAAAAATATACACCTTTTAATGGTTGAGCAGCTAATTTAAGTTCTTTTTGAGTATAAATTAAATTTTTACCACTAGTATCCATCATTTTATGATATACAGATTCATGACTGTCTGCACCTGTAGTCCATTTACCTAAAGCTTTAATTAAAAATTTCCATCTTGCAGGAGTAATCCAAGCTTGTGCATCAGCACTATTTATAGATTCATATGGTTTAGCTTCATTTTTACCTAAAGATTCAACTAATAAATCATAAAATGGTGATTTACGATTAACACTTTCAATTGTAGCAATTTTAAATGTTTCATTATCTTTATTTATTCTTAATTGTAATCCATCAGTATATGTTGCAGGTACACGTTTTTTATAATCTACCATATTTTTATAGTAAGCAACATCACCACTAAACATTTTAGAAAATTCAATATTGTTAATTAATCCATTAACCATAAAATCTGAAGTAATAGCATAAGCTTTTTGTAATTCAGATATGTTTTTATATTGAGTATCTAATGTATTTTTATCTATTTTATTAGGAACAATAAATCCTTTAGCATTTCTAATAAAAATATCAGAACTTTGTAAATAATTTAAAGTTTCAGTAAATCTTTTATGAAAGTTTTCTTGAAGATATGAATCAAATAATTGATCTAATTCAGGATCTAATCCTCTTTCTAACAAACTATAATTAAATTTACTACCTGTATATAAACGATCAGTTAATTGTTTTTCTAATTCAGTTTGATTTTTAGAATTAGGTGATAAATTTTCAAAGTATTGAGATTTAAAAGCATTACCTGATTTATCATAAGGATTTGGATTAACTATTGATTCACCTTTAGAATTTTTAACTTGATACTGATAATGATAATGAGGTGTTAATTTATCATTACTTACTCCATTATTAGCATTATCAACTTCATTACTTGCTTCTAACATTCTATGATATTCAGATGCAAAATAATTAAAGAATATATCTTTAGTTTGTTTTTTTAATTGTAACTGACCATCTACTATTCCATTATAAGAAGATACAGGTAAATTAAATTTAATCTGTAAATCTGTAGTTTTATCAGCAGGTGTAGTCGTTCTTGAAAATTCTCCAATAATTACTTTATTAATATAATCTGTAAGATAATCTTTATATGATAAATCAGTAGTCTTTTTAAAATCAGTTTCAGTACTCATTTGATTCATGATACCTAAATCAATTTTATCAAGTAATTTACGAGATGCTTCAATTTGTTCAGCATTTGAATTATATCCTAGTTTATTACCATTAACATCAGTAGAAGCTGTTAAAACTCCCATATAATAAGAACCTAATTGATATTGACCTGATTTATATAAATCTAATAATATTTGAGGATTTCTCTTCCATTGATTAATAGTACTAGATAAATAAGATGGATAAGAATAAATCCATTTTTGTTTACCACCTGTTAATATAGTTGCATCAGAACCTTCAGTTAACATAAATGCTTCAGCAGCTGCTAATTTATTAAATGTTTGAGATAATGTTAAAAAGCTACTATAATCTTTAGTTTCTTTTTCATATTTAGAACTAAGTCCTTTAACTACATATTCTGTTTGAATAGCTAATGTAAGTAAATTATTAGTCATATCTTGTAAAGAAATATCTTTACCATAATTATCTAAATATATTTGTAAACCTTCTTGAGTAGTTTCAATACCTAATGCTTTTAAAAATAAATTTATATCTTCAACTAATTTAGTAAATTTAGGTTGTAATTCAGATTCAACACCAGTTTTAATAGATTTATTAAATTCTTGAATATTATCAATATTAGATTTAATAACTTTACCTGCATTAATTATTCTTTTTACAGAATCATCTTTTAATTTATTAGTTTTAGATAAAAATATATTTTGAAAATTTTCATCCCATTGTTCTTTAACTTTTGTAGTTTTAGAACCTGTATCTGAAATTTGTAAATTTTTATGTGTAACTACATTATTTTTATCAGTAATATACTGACTAACAATATGATTATTTTTAATTAAATTAAAAGCTTGACTAAATTCACTTTTTTGATTTTCAGTAATGTCAGGACTATTTAAATAACTATGTAATTCTTTAAGAAATGGTTTCTTTGCTAATATGCGATTTAAAGCACTTTTATGCAATTCAAATATATCTTCACCAGGAAGTGGAATTTCTTCACATAAAACACCCTGTAATGCAGCATAAACCATATCTCTGTTAAGAAAAGTAGGTTCATTCCAAATAGGATCTAAGTTTTCATTATCTTTAAGTAAACTTAATCTTAGTTTCACATTTGTACTTACACTTTTTTTAGTATTTCTTTCAGCAGAATGTTGATTAAATACTGGATCTTTACCTTCTTCTTCAACTATCCATTCACCATTTTCTTCATCTTCTTTAATTTCAAGATTCATTTCTTTAAAGAAACTTTCTACATTTGAAACTAATTCATCTAAATTATTTAAAGACTCTTCTAATGACATTGCTGAAAAGTATTCACCTTCTTCTTCTAAAGAATTAATTTTATCTTGAATTTCTTTAAGAATAAAATCTTTTAATTTAGGTAATGGTGAAGCTTTATCAAAATTAATATTATTAAAATCTAATTTAGATTTACTAAAATAAGCTAATGCTAATCTAGATTTAATTTTATTAATTTGGTCATAATTCCAAATAGAACGAAGTCCTCTATTAACTAAAGGAAAATATATTGTTTCATTATCTTTATTTAGATAATAATATTTTTTAGCTGTTTCATTATAAAACAGTTTTGGTTCACCATTTTCGTCTGTTCTATCAGATATAATATTATTATTATAATCTTCAATAAAATTACCAAAATCTTTTTTAAAAAGCTCACTTTTAAAATGACTAAACATTTCATCAGCAAGCTGTTCATTTTGATTTGCTAAATTATTATAGATTGTATCAAATAATATTGATTCGGATTTACCTGTAATTGATACTCTTGTACATGCCATATTTTATAATTTATACAAATATACGAAATTAATTTGATATAACCAAATTATAATCCACATATTTTTTTAATTTCTTGTTGTAAAGTTTCGTTATCTTTAAGTTCTTTAAATAATTCATTAAAACTACTATTCATATCTTTAGGATTAACTTTATCCATCATTCCTAATTGTTTAGCTATTACAGCAACTATTTTAGCTTTAGTTTTAGCATCTGCATTTTTAAATATATCATTTAGTTTATTAGATTTAATTTTTTTAGTTTCAAAATCTAATTCTTGTTGAGCAACAACTTCTGGTGGTGCTATTGGTTTAACTGTTTGAACAACATCATCACCAAACATACCTTCTAATGAACCTAATAAATCTTCAGTAGTATCCAGTTTAACTTCTTTAGTTTCTTCAGCTACAACTTGTTTTTTAGCTTTTTTATTTACAACAGTTTGATCTAAATATATATTAGAATAACCTTGAAATGTTGGTTCATTCACTACAGCATTAGTTGTTAATACAGCATAATCTGAATTAATACCTAATAAATATTTAATATAATCATCATTATTAAATGTAGCAGAGCTATCTTTAGTAATTAAAACATTATGTCTTTTATATTTAAGATACTCTACAATTGCTTGTTTTTGATTACTGTCTAAATTATTTAAACTATCGGTAGTATAAGTATAACTTTCTAATTGACCACTCCATTCTGGAATTTGTGAATTAACTTTATGTAATAATTCTCCTAATACTAATTTACCGTCATTACCTAAAATTAATTTAGTTTTAGCATTTGTATTTTGAGAAAACACTACAAAATTAATTACTTTTTCTAAAGTAACATCAATGCTATCATTATTATTTTTAACAAAATTAAATTCAGTTAATAAACTTGGTAAGTTATCTGTAATATATTTTTCTAATTCATCTATATTAAATTCTTGTTGTTTATTTAATATATTAGAACGTAGTATAATTAAATCTAATACAGATTCAGCTTTTTCATCACTTAATCTACTAGTATTTAATTTTAAATAAAATATTTCACCATTAACCATTGGTATTTTAAGAAACACTTCACCTTTATTACTACTTGATAAAACTTTAGTATTATCAGTTACATTATTAGAAGTATATTTAACTTCTCCTTTATTAGTAACATATACGGTATTTTTTTTAAAATATTTAATTTTATCTTCTTCAGACATATTTTTAAATACATCTAACTCTAATATATTAGAATTTTGTTCACCTAATTTAAGAGCTCCTGTGAATTGTTTATTAACTTTACCTATAATACCATCAAAAGAACCTTTGTTTTCAATTAAAGCATTTATAATACTTCTACGAAGTGGTAACGTTTCTATTTCTACAATTTTTGGTGATTGACTTGACATAGAATCAATAAATGATGTTGCTGAATTACCTTTATTAGATAAAGTAACACTAATTGGTAAATACTTAGCAGCATATTCAATTTCATCTTTAGTTAAAATTTCACCATTTTTAATTCTTTTAAAAATTTCATTTGCAGTAAAAGATTCATTTTTAGGATTAATATCACCTACATCAAAAGTTACTCTATCTTTAGTTTTATCTCTAGGTTCTTTTTCATAAGTTACAAAACTTTCTAAATTAGGAAATAATGCTTTACCAGTAGTAAGATTTGTACTTATAATTCTAGCAGCACCTTGATTTTTAGCAACATTTGTTGGATTAGTAGCTTCATTTACTGACTGAATACCATTTGCACTTTTATCTATAATATTATCAGACTTATCAACTTCTGGATTATCAGAAGTTTGTAATGTTTCTAAACCTTGTACTGTTGTTTCTACTATAGATTCTTTAGTTTCAGGTGTTGTATCAGTTGGTATAAATGAATCTTTTTCAAACTTTTCTTTATCTTTATCTAAAGCTTCAACTTCATTAATTTGTTTTTGTAAAGCTTGAGCTTCTTTAATTTTTCTAAATTGTTCTTGAACTTCTTCACTAATAATATGATTATCTTTTTGAATTTGAGGTAATTTAGAAAAGTAATTTTTTAAATCTTCTTCATCTTCAAATGATTTAATTGTATCTAAAACTTCTTGAGCTTCTAAAACTTTTTCTTCAGATGCTTCTTTAGTTTCAGCTTCATCTGCTTTTATATAATCATTAAAACTTTTATTAATTAATTTACTTTGCCAAATTTCAGAAATAGATTTTTTATTATCTTTTATGTTAGATTCTATTTCTCTAATTTTATCATTAGTTTGTTTTAGTAATTCATTATTTGTTTCAGCATTAACTAATAATTCATCTTCAGTTTGTAAATTAGTTTCTAAACCAAGTTCTTCTAAAATATTACTTCTTTTAGTTTCTTCAGTTTTTAAGTTTTTTTCAAGTTGTCTTAAAACATGTTTTGTATTTAAATAACTTGTATTTAATTTATTTAAAAAATCAGTTTTTTGTTCAAAAGTTGCTTTTTCATTTTCTAATTGAATTACATCTTTACTAAAATCTGTAAATTTTTCATTTTGTTTTTGAAGATATTTTGCAGTTTCTAAAGTTTCTTTAACAAAAGTTTTTGTTTTATTCTTTTCATCTGAAATATTATCTCTTTCAACTAGTTCATTAAATTTACTATCTGCAGTAAGTTTTTGTTCTAAAGCAGTTAATCCTGCTTCACCATTAAATATTGCAGGTATAATTAAATTAAAAATAGCATCTTGTTTTATTTGTTCAACTACATCTATATTACCTGATTCAATTGCTAAATCTAATAATTCAGATTGTTGTTCTGTATAGTTTAAAGCTTTTGCTACTTCTCTTACTTTTTTATAATTTAATTTTCTTTTAGTAGTTGGTTCATTATTTTCATCAACTTCAAATTGAAATGTACCATCTTCATTTTTTAAATAAATATCATTATCAAAAGTTGTATTAAAATTAGTAATTTGTTTATCAATATTATCTAAAATTAAATTTGTACTTTTTCTATTAGCTACATCTTGTTTCCTACCTTGATATGACATCATTGGTCCACCAATTGCTCCACCTAAGAATATTGCTTTTTGACCATCTGTACTACTTATAGTATTTATATATTCTTTAGTAAAATCACCAATAGAAGCATCACTTGTAAAATTTTTACCAAGTTCACCACGCATTGCTTTATCAACATACATATTTTCAACAGTAGTTTGAGAACCTTCTTCCCAAAAACCTTCAGAAGCAAACGCACCACCTACTCTACCAAGACTAGTTCCTGTTCTTTCTGCAATACTTTTTATACCTTGTTCTGTAGTTTTTTCATATTTTTGAGCAGCTTTGCCCCAAATAGCTTTATGCATTATAGCATTTGGTCCAAGTAATATTCCAACATTTGCTATAAAAGTATCTTTCATTGCAAGAGCTCTTTGTTCATTAAATAATTCTTCAGCTTCTTCAGGACTATAACCTTTATTAATATAAGTATTTAAAAAATCTTCTTTTTTAGAATCTAAATCATCACCCACACCTTTTGCTTCAGCACCTGCTTCAAATATAGTATTTCCAAAGATAGCCATACCACTATCAATATTTCTACCACTAACACCCATAAACTTTAAAGTGTTTACAGCATCTTCAGCTTTACCAACCATTGATGTATATTTAGCTAATTTAGAAGAATTAGCTAAGGTGTTAATTAATTTACCACCTAAACCTGCATATTGAAATATTGCTCCAGGAACAAACATTGCAGCAACGAAACCAATACCATCAGCTCCATCAGTTGCCCAAAATGAAGTAGAAGATATATTATCCCATAAATTACCTTCTGAAACTGCTTTTGCAGTATACACAGGTAATAAATCAGTATTTATTTTTTCATGTATTTCATCCAAAGATCTTATCCAAGCATTATTAAATGCCATATCCATTCCTTTACCATCTTCCACAAATGGAGCTGCAAGTGAACCTGCTACAACCCCTGGTAATTTAGCTACTTCAGTTAATGCTTTAGAAGTAGCTCTACCAAAACCTTTCATTAATTGCTCACCACCTGATTGATTAGAAGCTCTTATTTCATTGTATGGATCTTCAGCATTTAAATCTACAAATTGATTAAGAAAAGGATTAATTCCTTCTCTTAATTCATCTTGATTAGAACTATCAAAATTAACACGATGTATTTCTGAATCAAAAGCATTTCTAGTTGCTAATTTTTTATTTTTAGGAGTATTAAATTTTTTATATCCAGCATCTAAAGAATCTAAAAAATTCTTATCATAACTATTTAATTCTTCATCTTCCATTTTTTATCTTTTATTATTTTTGTATTTTTGAAGTAATACTTTTGGTGTAACTCCTTTTTTTGAAGCTCTTAAATATAAAGCTGTTAATGCATCAGAATCTCTACTAGCACGTTGAGCTAATTGATCATTAGTTAAATCAGCATAACTATTACTAATTAAAGCTGTTGAAATTTCCGCTCCTTGGAAATTTCCAGTAACTTGATTTATTCTACCTTTATCTTTCCAAGCATCTGCAATAGCACCACTTAAATTTTTATAACCTACTGCAGAACCAGTATCTGGTGAGTTAGTTAATTTTTTCAATTTAAAAGTAACAGTAACTGGTTTGTTAGCTCCACCATAATTATCATCACCTGATGAAAATAAACCAGTTGTACCTTTTAAATCATATCCTGAAGCTTTTTCTGTAGTATTAAAAGTCATTGTTATTTCAGGTGTTTTACTATTACCATATGTTTTAATATTATTAATTTTAAATGATTTTGGATCACCATGTTTTAATAATTCTTGAATATTTTGAACATCAACATCTTCAATATTTTTCTTACTACCACTTGCTGTATGAATACTTGTTAAATCTAATACATTACCTAAATCAACACCTTTCATTACATTGAATATATTTTCATTATGTAAATTCCAATTAGATTCTTCTTTTGGAGTAGATGGCATATATGAATAATTATGTCTTAATGAAGAAGATTTTGCCCAAGCTTTATCTTTTATTTTACTTCTTTGAGTATTAATTTCATCAGCTTTTACTTTTAATTGTGATAATTTAAAAGCAACATTTGATGTAGTTGGATCTTTTTTATTAGGATCTCTTTGCCATTTACCATCTTTAAATGTTCCCATTTTATTAGCATAATCTTCATAAGCTTTTTGAGCATTATTATAAGATTTTGTTAATTCATTATATTTAGGATTAGCATTTAATTTTTTATCAGCATTTTGTCTTAATTCAATTAAATCTTCTAATTTAGCTTGATCTGCTGAATTTCTACTTTTTGAAGAACTTAATCTTTTAATTTCATCTAAAGCATTAGTATAAGTAGGTTGTGCTACAGCATCTGAAGTTAAAGTACTATCATTACTAATAATAACTCCTGTTGGATCTACATTTTTCTCTGGAGCAGTATATCCTTGAATTGAATAATCAGTTTCTCTAGTGTCATCTAATTTGTAAGATTTCATCATACCTAAACCATTATTAATTTCATCAATAATTCTTTTAGGATCTTGTCTTTCAAATCTAGCAGATATTGTTCCTTCACCTGTAGGTTGAATCCATCTACTAGTTAAATATTCTTGAGCTTCTTTTAATTGAGGATAATTGCTAGTTTCAACAAGTCTTCCTTTACCATCTTGTATAATTATACTACCATTTGGTCCTTCTCCAAAACTGAAACCATTATTTTTCATAATAGTTTGTGTGTTTTCTCCTAATAAAGATTTAACTAATTTTAAATCTTCTTGTAAAATATGTCTTTTTGGTGCACCATATGAATCAATATTTTTAATTTCTCTAGCATCATTATATCCTGTATATTTAGGATGATGTTGTGTTTGCCAATTATATAAAGCATCTTCTCTTGAAAATCCTTTATTTTTAGTAGCATCTTCTAAATATTCTTTAAATTCTTCAGCATATACTTTTTTAGCATTATTTATTTGACCTATTCTACCAGTTGGTGAAATTAAGTCTTGATATTCTTTATTAAATTTTAAAAATGAACTTCTAGCTTCTGGTGTAATACCTTTTGTAGAAAGTTGTTCTGATAAAGAACTTACTTTACCTTCAATTTCATTTTTAAGACGAAGTGCTTCATCTTTATGTACATCTAAAGGATCCGTATTAACTTTAGCATTTATATAAGCTGCTTCTAATTCATCATGTTGTTTACGTTTCATCATAGGAACAAACGCCAGTTCTTGAAAACTTTGAGGTTTATATGCTGAAACTGAACCATTATCAAATCTATTTGCCATTATTTTCTTCCTATTTTATTCATTTTTATAAATCCACCATATGCTTTTGTTTGCATTTTTGATTGTGCAATTGCATCTTCATATGCTATTTTTTCTCCAGTTTTTTTATCAACCATATATTTACCATCCCAAGAGTAACCTAAAGATTCAGCAATTTGATTTTTATTAACTTCTTCTTTACCAACTTCACCAAGATCATTTCCAATAGCAGCTAAATATTTAGATTTTTCATTTCTAACAGCAGCTTCATTTTGTTCCCAGTTTTGTTGTTCTTGATGTTGTGTTTGTGCATTAAACTGATCAATATTACTATTAAAACTTTGAGCTTTATCATTAGTAGCTCTATTTTGAGCATTAGCTGAAATGTAAGCATTTGATAAACCTTTAGTTCTATTTAATCCTGCTCCAAGAATTGCATTTCTAACAGCACCTTGTGAACCACCACTTTGAGTAATTGCATTAACAGTATTATCCATATCATTACCTGCAATATTTTGTAATGTTTTTTCATCAACATATTCTGGATTATATCTACCAGACATTCTATCTAATCTTTTATTTTCAGCAGGTTTTAATTTAGATAGTTGATAAGCATTCATAGCAACTGGTGCATATTTTAAAAATTTACCACCATTTTTATCTAAATAATCACCTACTTTTGATAAATCTGCTTTAGGATACATTTTACCCATATTAGTAGTTTTAGGATCTGGTGCTAAATTAGGATTAGAATATCCATTTCTTTCAGACAAATCATTTATTTCAATACCAGGATCTAAACCTTCTAAATTAGGTGCTTCAATTGCTGGTAAATCTGGTTTAGGAAATTTTGTAAATGGATAATCAAATTTAGAACTACCAAGTTCTCCTTCATATGGATTAACTTTAGTAAAATTAGGATAAATTGGTCCACCTAATGCAAAATCACTAGAAAAAGTAGAACTTGCTTTAATAGCTTGTTGGTTTAACATTTTTTGTTGTTTCTTATCATTTAGTAATTTAGAAATCATTGGAGATACAGCTTTACCTACAGTGCTACCAATCATACCACCTACAGGACCACCAATAGCTGTACCTGCTAAACCAAAACCTGTTTCAACACCTGATGTGATCATTTGATTTTTATCTCCACTAAGTAAACTAGGTAACATTTTAGTACCTGCAGATAACATAGGATCCATTCCTTCTGCTCCAGCAACACCTTCTGTAGGAACTTCACCACCCATAAACATTTGTTCTGTTTGTGTAAATTCTTCCATACCTGCTGGTATTTCACCATTCATCATATCTGGAACTTGTTGTGAATTAGCCATCATAGACTGATTCATTTGAGCTTCTTGTGCTTTAATAGATTCTTGTGCTTGAGCTAATCTATCTAATAAAGTATTTTTAGTTTCTGTTGCATATTTATCTTGCCTATCTTTAAATTTATCATTGATACTTTTTGCAGCTCCAGAAATACTTTTATTTTTTATATAATTTGGAAGATTAAATTGTTTAATTGTATCTTCATTTATAGGAATTCTGTCACTATAAATAAAATTATCTTTTTTACTTTCATTTTCTTCAACAGTAGTATTTGATCCAATTGGTATTCCACCATATTTGTTTTCTGAATGTGTTCCTCCAGTATTAAATTCTGTTAATTTATTGTTCATTATTTAAAAATTTTAATGTTTTATGATTATTATTTATTCTCCAAGATAACGTTCTATAATTTATATTTAATTTAATAGAAGCTTCTTTTATTGAATTATATATCGTATTTGTTTCTAAATTTATTACTTTTTTAGATTGTTTACTATTTAAACTTACTTTTAATTTATGGTTTTCTGATAATTTAATACCTTTTTTAGCTAAACCTAATTTTTTACAATGTTCTGGAGATTTTTTAACACCTTTTGTAGATTTACTTAATTTATTTTTTGTAAATTTTGATAATTTTCCAGATTTATTATCTGCATTAGTTAATATACAATTCATACCTTTGTTAGATATTACATCATAATAATCTTGCCAATATCGTTCTTTATTATTTAATTCTTTAATATCACATTCTTCAATTATTTCAAATTTGTGTTGATCAACATTATGTTTTAAAAATGAACGATATAATCGTATTTGAGATTTACATCTTAAATTTTTATAAAATTTAAATCTAAGTTCTATATTATTACTTTGACCTATATAAATTCTATTAGTTGGAGAAGTTATTTTATAAATACCTATCATATTATTTATTAGTTATAAAAAAAGGAGAAGAAAATTAATTCTTCTCCTTAGTTATTTATTATTAAATGAGTTATATACAAATATACAAAATATTTATATATAAAACAAGTTTTTTATTATTTATTTTATATTATATTTTAATATGTTGTATAATAAATGTTTAAATCGTGTAATATCATTTTTAAATTATCAGGATTTGTAAACTGAACTTTAAGTTTCATATAAGGAGATCTAATTCTATTTCTACTTTGTCTAGGTATTAAAGCATTCCAATCTCTAAACTTACGTCTAAGATTATTATTTCTACCAACAATTAATGGTATTAAACCACTATCTTGATAGTCATTATAAGCTTGTATATGAGTTAATGTTCTATTTACTTGATCTACATTATTTAAAGTAACATCAGATTTAAAATTAATATTGTTAAATACACAATCTTTAGTTGGTTCTGGATTAACATTAAATGTAACACTAGAAGGATATTTAACACCATAAAAAGTATTATATTCTCCTGCATATTGTAAGTAAATACTATTATTAGCAGGATTTGTAGTAATTAAATAATGACCTTTTGAAATATATCTATTAGGAATATAATCATAAAAACTTGTAAAATATTGTTTACTTTCATTGTAACATATTGTAAATGGATTAGGTTGATGAAAACTCATAAATAATTCATTATTAATATAATCATATCCTGCACTTACACCTGTACCAATTAATGGATTATCTATTTTAAGACTATTTAAGACAGTATTATTTGTAAAGTATATATGCATACCTTTTTCATCAGACAATCCTTTTAAACCACCTGTAAAACTATTTAATGACTTATTTAAAGTATCGTAGTAATATAGTGTAGATGGTGAGCTAATTACTGACCATTTATTTAAAGTTCCTGATTCTGTAGAAATATAATTGTAATCATCTAATACTTGACCAGTTCCTAATTGTAAAGCTAAACCATCATCACCTTGAACTTGAACTCTAGGATTAATTGATAATCTTGCAAAACCTGTATCTTGTAAAGTATATAATTCATCTTTATGAGAATGTAAACAATTGATTGGTCCAAACTGTCCTTTTAATGTTAATATATTATTAACTTCAATATCTGTCCAATTATCAATTACTTCACCTGGAGATTTTAATTTACTACATATTACATTAGTGTCAAAAGAATCTACTCTTTTAAATTTATAATCCAAATCTCTTCTTAATATTAAAGTAGGTTCTTGTGAATACACTTTATTATATTTTTGATATTCTTCATATCTTGGTTGAAATCTAGCATCCCATTCTTCTATTGAAAGATCATTTCTATTTTTTAAATCAACAGTTGTTTCAACTCTAAATTCTACAATTTCTGTAAATTGAAAAGAATTTTTTGAATAAACTTCAGTATCTGTTTTTACTAATTTTGTAAATTTAAAATTAGATATAAAAGTATCACCTGCGTGTTTACAATTATATATATTATTGATAATATCATTATATGTTCCAATTTCAATATAATTAGTTCTTTTTTTAGACTCATAAGAATTACCACCGTATATATTTCCAAGATATACTAATGCTTGAGGTATTCTAAATTCACATATTAAACCTGTACCACTATCCATTATACCAGAATTTGTATATAATTCTTCCATACCTTCTCTATTTTCAGTATCTAAAGTATCATTACCTAAAGCAAATGTAATATTTTTAGCACCCCAAGTATTTACAAAGTTTAAAACTCTATCTGCTGATAAATTTTCTAAAGAATTATAGAAAACCATATCTGGGTCATTATTATAACTAGTTCTACCTTGACCTTTTTCAACAAGTAAAGGTATACCATAAATATTTTTATGAGTGTTTAATGTATTTGAATTTATAAAATTACCAGTATATTTTCTAAATGTTTGAACAAAATTTATTTCATCATCTTGACCGTGTCCAAAAAAACCATGAAATTGAATTTGATCTCTTTCACCAAAATTTAATTGAAAGTTTCCAGTATCATAAGCTTTAATATCATGTGGAGATATTGCATTAAAAGTTTTACCATCTGTTGTAACTTCTTTAGTTTTTACTTGTCTTACTTGAGCCCAAGAAGAATTAAAATCATTTTCAAATCCACCTATATTAACTAAAGTGCAATCCCCAAGTGATTGTAAACTATTAAACATTACTTCAGGTGAAAATAATTGCATTAATTTAGTAAATTGATATGTACCAGCAGTCCATCGATCAGCTTCTGTAGCTTTATAAACTTCATTAGCAGCATCTCCATTTACTTCAAAAGGTATAAAATTATTAACAAATTCAGGATGATCACCTGTAAATTTATCAAGTCTAGAATAACATTCATTTCTCCACATTGGACATAAATATTCATCAAATCTACGCATCATTGACGGTATTTTTAAACCATTGTTTGCTCGTATAATAGCCGCTGCATCAATTCCACCAGAACCACCAGTATCATCACCAATAACTTGAGATAACATACCGTTAATTAAACCTTGACAAATAATAGTTTTATCTAATAATGTTCTTTCAGCTCTTAATAATTTATAACCTACTGGTTTTAAAGCATCATCATAATTACCATTTTCATCTAAAAAATTATTATTATTAGCTAACCATGTATAAAATAAAGGTTTTAATGTAATTTCAATAGAAGCATAATATCCATTTAAATTAGATTGGTTTCCTACAACAATTGTTTTAAAATCAGCAATCCATTTAGGTAAACTATTTTGACCATATTTATTATAAAATTGAATACCTAATCTGTATATCTCATTATCTTTTAAAAACTTACCTTTAGTATCTTCAGTTGTAAAATTGATACCGCCAACTTGATTTCTTACAAGTTTATATTTTAAATAAGCACCTTCACCACCAATAATATTATTATTAAATTGTTTATTATTAACATCATAATTAATATTAATAGTAGAATTTTCATAAGGTACAATTGTTGCTCCAGATATTACGGAAGAATTAATTGTTATTGGTGCTTCTAATGAATCTAGTATACCAGAGTTATCATATAATGAATTATAAACATTAACTGTTGTTGAACTTGTTGGAAAAGAATATGCTCTAGTATCAATACTATTTACTTCACCATATGTATTTATATCAAAATTATTTTCTTTATAATTTGCAAAAAATAATCTGTTTTCTTTAGTATTAATATGTTTAGGTATAATTATATCAGAACCTAAAAATAAAAATTCTTCTAAACTAATTGTATTTATAATATTACCATCATCATAATATATAATCTCACTTACATCATTTATACTTCTATCTAATATTAGAGATATTTCAGGTGTTTCATTGAATGAAGTGTATTTTACAGCATATAATCTTATATTAGTATAAGTTGGATCAATATTATCAATTTTTATAACAGGTAATGAACCTACAATTTCATTAACACCACCGCCTCCACTATCAGTTCCTTTATCTAAAGCAACTTGTTCACTTAGCGGACTAATTTTAGTTTGAGTTCCATTTATTCTATATAAATTATAAGCATATTGTATAACACCTGCAGTATGAATACTACCTTGTAATACATCAATTATTTCAGGTTGATCTAAATTAAAAGTTCCAACAAATTGAATATTATTAATACTTAAATCTATTAAATTTTCAGCATCTAAATTTGCAATTGAATTATATATATTTAAAAATCTTGTTTGATGTTTACCATCTACCCAATATATTTTATCAATTATTTCATTTTCATAATTATTAATACATTGTATAGGATTATTTGTACTAAAACCTAAATTTCTTAAATATAATAATTCTATATTATAAGTAGTATCATTTACTTTCCAAATACAATCAAAACCATTATTATCAGTTGTAAATAAAATAATATTATTTCTTATTGTACAATGACCAACAATTACTTGATTTCCAGATTGTCCATATGAAAATCCAGATATAAAATAAGTATTATTAATTTCATCAGTTGTATAACTTAAAGTGTTTAAACCATAAGTTATAATTTTTGTAGTATAATTTATTATAGGAGTAGGTATAGAAAGTATTAAAGAATTACCTTTTTCATTAGTTACAGAATTTGTACTTTGTGAATCAGTTGTAACAATTCTAATATTTTTACCTTCAAAATAAAAATTATTTGAGAATTTAGACTTAGTAAGGTCTTGTTGCATTCCATTATAAGTCTGAGTTACGGATTTATTCATTGTTAATTATATTTTTTTATATATTCTTTTTCTCCTAATTTTTTAAAGCTATCTTTGTGAGAAGTTGTATTTACAATCAATCTATTAATACCATTCATTAAACTTTCCATTTTATCTATACTAGGCATCATTACACCTGTTTGTGCACTAGCCATATAGAAAAATCTTTTTTGTTGAATATATTCAAAAGCTTTATCTGTTACTTTACCCATTAACCATAGTGGTTCTAAATATCTACTTAAAATATAGTATTCTAAAGCTAATTGAACTTTTTGATTATCTGGTATTAAAGGATAACCTTCATCATCTGTAGCAATACCTTTATAAGCAATATCTACACACCCTTCAGCCATTGAACTAAACAAAATACCTTTTTGTATTTTATAAGTAAACTCATTATTTCCATAATCATTTGATTCTAATTGATTTGAATCAATATGAAAAGAATTTGTAGCTTCTCTCATAGCTACACCTTCACTGTTATTTCCAAAATATTTAACACCTTCTATGTATAATAAATCACAAGGTATATCTGTTTTATGTAATTGTAAAACTTTCCGTTCTACTTTAGATAAATATATAACTGGCGCACCAAGTAATTTAATTCCTTCTAAAGCATACTCAGCAGCTTCTTCGTATGTTAATTGTTCAGCTAATGGATTCTTTAATAAAGACCATATAATTGAACCTAACGATTTGTAATTTGAATTTGTCATATTTTAGTATAATAAAAATGCATCATATTTGTCTTGTTCTTCATCTTTAATTCTTTTAGCTAATAATCTTGCGAATGTTCTATTAGATTTAAATTTGAAATATTTTTTGTTTTTAAATGGATAAACATATTTTTTAAAATAAATTCTAAAAACATATTTTGAAGTATGATAATTACTATATCTAACTAAAAGTTTCTTTTCTTTAGCTTCTTCATCTTCATTCCATAATTTATTTGTAGCTACCCAATCTACAGGAGTTGTATTTAGTAATTTACCATCTACAATCTTAGGTACTTTTTTAGTTTTTTTAACACATAATGAAGAACCTAAATTTGGTAAGTTATATTCAACATTATCATTAATAATTAATTCACATATTTTTTCATTAAAATCTGCAATTATGTCATAATATTTTTTATTGGTAATATCTATAGTAGGATATTCTTTTTTAAAATATTTAAAATAATCTTTCATTCCAAAATGTGTTTTAATTTTGCCTTCAGTTCTAGGATTTTTATTGCTTGTCATCTACACTATTATTTATTTCATCTTCTGAAATTCTTAATTTTTTAAGTTCTTCACTTACAATTTCATTTTTAATTAAATCAATATAATGAGGTTGTAATGGATAATTACTTGTCATTTTATTAAAACAAGGTATAGCATCATTACAATCACAACAATTTGTATAATTTAATAATTCTAATGGATCTTCAAATATACCAGTAATTGTTAAACACTCTATTAATTTATGAGCATTATTTGTACTCAATATGTAAATATATCTATCATTATCTAAAAAAGCAAATACAGCTTTATTAAAAGGTGAATTTTTACTATATATAGCACGTTGCTTACTTACAAAATTAAAAGGTATAGCTGTTCTAACAGTTGGTTTAACAGTTGTTAAAGCTGATTTAATATGTAATTCTAATGGTTGAGGTATTTGTTTTTTAGTTCTTAATATAGTTTCACAATCAAAATCTAAACCACATTCATTAACTGAAACTTCCTCTAATCCTAAACATAATGTTTGGGTGATAGATAAATCTGTAGTTCTTTGATAATTGTTCAAATCTTGGCGAAGATATTTTGCGCGTTTAATACCATACAAATATGTAATATATTCATTTGATAATTCTGAATCATCAGTATACTGTTTTAATGACTCTCTTACGTCATAAATAATTTTTTCTAATATCATATTAATTTATTTGATTTTTTAATATTATCTTCTGCCCAAAGTGGTTGAAGATTTGTGTAATGGCATAATTTTATTAATTCTTCTTCAGTATTTGCTAAAGATAAAGGAATGATATGATCTATATGCCATAAATTTCTATTTTCCCAAGACATATTTTCTAAAAATTTAGATTCTAAATATTCTTTAACAGTATTAAAATCAGAACCTAATATATATTGAGTTGTATTATCTTTTCTCCAATATTTAGCTTTAAAAGCCATTCCTATTCTATGTCTTAAATTTTTTATTAAATTAAACTTAGGATTAATTAATTTTTGTTTTAATTTATATTCTCTTCTTTTTTTATTAATTTTATCTTTATTATCCTCTTTATATTTTTTTATACAATCTTTACAATAATAAGTATAATTATCTTTAGTTGCATTATTTTTATAAAATTCTATAAAGTCTTTTTCCAATTTACATTTATTACAAATTTTCATATATCTATAAAAAACAGAAGCCTCTCAACAATGAGTCAAGAGGCTTCGTTAATATTTATTTATTTAATTTATATTTTAAATAGTTTGTATTAGACATTTCAAATATTCTATCATTGTCTAAATCTTTCATTATTCTTTTAATAGTTCCTGTATTAGTAGTTACTGATTTAACTAATTCTAAATTGTAATTACCACTAATTGGTGAACTGTATTTAACTTCACCATTTAAAACACCTGCATGAACTCTAGGGTTATCTAAATATTGTAATTCATTATATACTTTTTCAAGTTGTCTAACATCTTCATCACAATAATCTAACATATCTTTCATTGCAGATCTATCATTTAACATAACTACTTTATTCCATAAATCAGGTGTAGTTTGTATTTTACCTTCAAATCCTAAAAATTTAGATATATAATCTAATCTATTTGAATTTAAATATAATTTAGATTTAGCTAATTTTAAAGTATCAAATTGTTTATAATTTGGAAGCATTGGAATTCTATGATATAAAGCTCTAGTTTTTAACCATTTAATATCAAAATTATCTCCGTTGTGAGCTACAATTAAATCTGCTTCATTTAATACTTCTACAAATTGTTCAATTAAAAATTTATCATTTTGATTTTTATCCCAAGATAAATTATAAACTTGATCTTCACCTAACCATTTATATGATACACATATAATAGCTCTTTCTTTTGTAATTTGATTAGGCATTATATTTTGTTTATAACCAGCTCTCCAAAACCAACCAATATTAGGTGATGTTTCTAAATCATAAATTAATACTCTTGCTGTTTTTGTTTTAACTTTATTTGTAATGTTTGTATTTTCTTGTCTACATTGTCTTAAAGCTTCTTTACAATCTTTTATTGTAGTTTCAAAACCTTTATTTCTTAAATGATCTCTTAATCTTTTACCACCTTCTTTAATATATCCTGGACGATTTCGTAAAAATTCTTTAATTTCTAATAAATTCATATTTTATTTTTTAATAATTTATATGCAAATATACAAAAAATATTTAACATATCCTAATTTTTTTGTAATTATTTTATATAAATATTTTAAACAACTTTTCTAGTTGTAAAAACAGGTATTATTGCAAGACCAAAATCTTCAATTGTATTATAAAATATTGTGTTAACTTCCACATTTGAATAATGTGAACCTCTTGTTAACAATGATATACCTGTATATTTATTAACTATATCAAATCTTTCACTTAAAAAAGTATATGAATGATCATTTATTTTGTATGGTAAACCATTAAGTATAAAAAATTCACCATCTAGTGTACTTATTTTCATTATAATTTTATTAAATATGTTAATGATATAGATTGATCAAAACTATAACCACCTAATATAACATTACCATTTGTTGTTTGAATACCTGCATTACCAGTAAAGTTAAATTTATCTAATTCTTTAGTGTTAGATATACCACCACCAACTAATACTTTAAAAGTTGATTTATTAATTTTTACAGGAACATCTAATTTTCTTTCTTTAATTGTCCAATTATATTTTAAAGAATTTAATGTACCTTGTACTTCAACATCACCAACAATTTTAATAGTATCATTTTCAAAAGGAATTTGATATTTTCTAATTTGAATTGAATTTATATATTCTTTTAAACGTGCTGTTTCAGATTCTAAACTAATATATTTATCAGCTAATTCTTTATTAAAAGGGTTTTCTGTGACAATTAAACTGTCTTTGTATATCAAACTATCTTTTACTTGAATAAGTGGCTTAGGATTGATTATAATAGGTGATTTACCTGATATTTCAGGTACAGTTACTTTGATATTTTTAATTTCTTTTGGACTAGTCCATCTACCTATAAAAAAAGATAACAGTAAAATTGCTATTCCAATTATAATATATTTTATATTTGTATTCATATTTAATTTTTTATTTCAAAATGCATCCAATCATAATTTTTTTCACGTCCTAAAGAAACAAATCCATGTTTGTAGAAAATATCTATCATTGCTTTATATTCTGGACGTGCAAATCTTGCTGTTTTTGAAGTTTCTTTTAATAAATTTCTTTCAGGATCTAAATCAATTGCTATTCCCCAACTATGACGAGAATAATCTGAACCTCCACGCATTGCTCTAAAATTAAAACAACCACCAAATAAATCAATTCCTAATTCTTTTAATTTTTCATAACCATATACTTCTTTTAATTCTAAAAATACTTTTTTAAAATTATCAGCAACTAATTTATGACATCTCATTTTATTAACTGTAGTTTTTAAATCCCATGCTAATCTCATTGGATATGGTAAATCAATCGATACTAAATATTTTCCTTCTTGAGTTGGTTTTCCATATTTAGTAATTGCTTCTTTTGTAGTAATCATAATTATTTAATTTTATGTTTGTAATAAGGATCATTTAAAATTTTTTCAATTTCAATTAATCCTTTTTCTGTTTTATCTAAACTTTCTTTAATTTGTAAAGTTTCTTCATCTAGTGTTAATTTAGTATCTTGATTATAACTTGTACATATTAAAAAAATAAATGAAACAAATATTAATTCTAATTTCTTCATTCTTCTAATTTTTTACGTATTCTATTTAAATCTTTTTCTAATTTATCAGCTTTTTCTTTTAGTTCTTTATTGTAGTTATCTCTAAGATTATCTAATTCAGCTTTGTTTTCAATTTCTTTATTTTTTTCAGCTTCTCTGATTGCTTTTAAACAATCTTTACTATCTGAAAGGTTTAATGCTTTTTGGATTGATAATTCTCTTTTTACTTCATTTTCTCTTTCTTCAGCTTTATTAGCTCTTGAATAAAAAAAGAAATTACCTGTAGCCATTATTACCATTAATATTAAAGACAGAACCCAAGATCTATTCTTAGGTTCTGTATCAATAACTTTAATTGCGATATCCTTAGCATCTCCGCTATCTATCATTCTTATTGTTTTAGTTAGTTTATTAATTATTTTATAGTGTTATTTCTTGCACTAATACATTTATTATAGATGGTTTACCAATAGATACTAAATTATTTTCATCTATTATTTTAGTTTTAAAAAAGTTGAAAATTGCATTTGCCATTTTTATATTTATTAATAATTAATTACACAACAATAGTTGGTTTTATTTCTAACCATCCACTTACATCTTTTTTATAAATTATTGGACCAGTAGAAATCAATCTACAATGCACTTCAAATCCTGAAAATGCTGCTGGATAAGTAGCGTTTAATGTAGCTAAACTCAATAAAGAAGTAGTTGTGTTTACAGCAGTTAGTTGACCTAAATTTATAAAATCATTTGAAGCAGTTGCGGCTGCTCCAGAAACTTTTCCATTAAACATTCCATTACCGTTAGGATCTACGGAAAACTGTCTTACAGCTCCACCTCCATAGTAAGCTAAATCATCAGTTATAAAATTAAAAAAATTAAAGTTTAAACTACCATTATAGCTATTTGAACCTGTTGCTGTAAATCCTTTTGAGAATAAAGGTATTGAAAATTCTTTTGTGTTTTGATTAACTATTATAACATCATCGTTATCTGCTATTCCTAATAAATTACAATCAATAGCTTCGTATTCAATTGTTAAAGACGATATTAACGCACCTGCTTCTACTCCTGAATCTAAAGCATAAACAGTTATAGATTGGTGATTTAAGTTTTTCGTAAAAACTGTAGCCATCCCCGAAAACAAAACTAAATTAGACTTAACTTCTCCTGGTCTTGGATTATCCACATCTATATAATTATTATAAATAGTCTTATCTCCAAAATAAATTCTAAACTTGTCAAAAGTAGAAGGGAGTATTCCTATTGAAATGCTTATATTTTTTAATATTTGATAAGGAGGTAAAATAAAAGTATTAGTAAGTGCCACTCCGTTTTTAGATAAAGAAATAATTTCATTATTTTTTGGTGCAATGTCTAAAAATTCATTGTTATTTGATATTTCAAAATTTAAAAAACCATTTCCGCTATAATAATGACAATTTTTAACTAATACACTTCTATATAATAAATCTGATATTAAAATATCTTTTAAAGGATAAATAGTTGTTCCATCATAATACTTAAATTCTACCAAATCATTTAAAAAAGCACAATTTTGAAAAACACCACCATAAGATAAAGAATTTCCAGTTATATAAGGCGTTGTTAATATAGGCATTCTAAATTCAGCCTCGTTAAATATTGTATTTTCAAAATTAACACTTGCTTGTCCAAAAGTAGAAATTATTGTTTTAACAGCCGTTCCAGAACCTAAAAGAAAATTGGTATTTCTAAAATTCAATCTACCAAAATCCATGTCAGTTAAAAACCAAGAATCATCAGCATCCCCATATATCTCAATTCTATTATTATCAAAATTAAATCCAAAACCTCCTGTTTGAGTAGAAATACCTCCTACAATTTTAGCTCTTGTTTTTAACAATATTTCATCTGTAGAAACACTAAAAGAACAATTAGAAACATTAAAGCTATCTCCCATTGCTTCAAAATCAAAATAAATGCAATTAGGAACTCCACCTCCAAAAAAACCAGAATTATAAACACTCCAACTAACAGCTTCTTGATTTTCGCACTTAAAAAAAGTTTTAAAATAAGAAAACCTACAGTTTAAAATCAAACCCTGGTCGGCTTGAGTGTTTCCTGTAATATTAAAAATCACTTCTGGTTTAGTAGCAAAACTAGGATTAGATGTTGCTAAACCACTCAAAACGTAAACATCCTCAAAATGACTTTTAGAAGCTCCGCTTTCTCCTGGAGATGTATTGCTATAAAAATTAAAAATAGTACCTCCAACTTCAATTGTATTGCTTTCAGATGTTGTTAGTATATTTAATCCTTTTACAAATGGATTATCTATTGTTCCATCAAAATTAAATAATACATCCGAAGAATTTAAAATATCCCATTTTATAGTAGCTGAATCAGATATTAAGTTAAATGCAATTCTATTATCAAAAATAGCGGTATCATCTTTTTCTAAAGGAGAACCTAATATCCTATCTCCTTTTACAATATAAACTCCACTAGGTATAATTAAACTAATTGAAGTCCTAACTACAATATTTGGATTTTGATTTGAATTTACTCCATTAAAATTGTAGGCTGTTGAATTAGCATTTCTAAAAGCAATTGTATCATCAGTAACACCATCTCCTTTTGCACCAAACCATTTTACATTTAAAAAAGTAAAAACTCTTTTAAATTTTTCAGCTCCTAAATCAAAATAAATAATACCATCAGCGTCATTAGTATTAGTGGTTTTTTCTAAAGTAATTTCTTCTCCTGTGTATTGGTCTAAAATACCATATAAAGTATTATCTACTCTTTGAGCTAAAGCTAAACTTTCATTAGATTTGATATAATTACTTCTATTAGTGTCGTTTACTAATAAAAACAAATCATCATTATTAATATCATTAAGTTCACCTTTACCTTTATTATTTAAAATATATATTTGGTTATTTAAACCATCTTGTATTTTAAATATATATAATTGTATTTCATTAACTTCAATGTTTTGTAATACAATATATTCAGCTAATAATGTTTCAATATCATCTTCAAAAGAAGTAGCTCCTATTTGAGCTAATGTATAATTAATTATTACAAATTTATTATCTTGTTCTAAACTCCCTGAAGAATCACAGTCATTTAAAGCTTGTATTAATTCTACTAAAGTAGTTAAATCTGAATTTTTTATTTTGTTACAATCTGCAAATGCTATCAGTAATGCATTTATATTTTGTTGTATTTCTGAACAATTAATCATTGTTTATATATTTAAAGGTTGTTTTATTTTTTCTAGTGCCTATTAAATAACATCTTAATGTATTTTGATTTATATTAAACAAATCAGACACTTCTTTTGCAGATCTATATTCTATATTAGTAATAGTATCTATAACTTTTTTATTTTTATAACTGGATTTAGACATTTTTAATTTTGTTTCTTCTGAAACTATTTTACCAACATGTGATAATCTAGTTTTTTCTATAGATTCATTTGAATTTCTTGAATTAAATCGTCCTTCTCCACCATTTGTCATATTACACAAGATTCCAGTATTTAAATCTTTACGACCATAATAATCAATTAATATTTTTTCTAATTCACAAGCATCATTCCAAGTTAAATCAGATTTTAATATTTGAACTTCATATTGAGTTTTATTAACAATATTTTTCCAATATTTATTTCTAGTTATTTTATCGTATGCTCTTTTTTTCTTACCAATACCAATATAAAATACTTTATTTTTATCTAATCTTATGTGTTGATATAATACAATAGATTGTATTTCGTTGCAATTTATCATTATTTAAATATTTTTTTTAATTATAAGGTTATTTCTGTGTAAGTTACATAAACATTAATTCCGCTGTTTCCTCCTATTGGATTATTACCTGTTGTAGTTAATAATATTGGCGAATTAATAAAAGAACCACTTGTTGTAAAAGATGAATAAAATAAAGTTTGTAATACTTCTTGATCATATGTTGCAGAACCTAAATAATTAATTACTGTAGATATTGCAGTATTTCCACTACCATATCTAATTTTCCAAGAACCTCCTACATCTGAGTATTGAGTATTGTTAAAATCAATAACAATACATATATGAGTAGGAATAATTATTTTTCCAGCAATAGCTGGTACTATAACTTTAGGTGCTGAAAATATATTTAATATTTCAGCACTTGTTATAGTTGTTTTTAATACTTTAACAGTACTTAAATTATTATCAACATAATCTTTTATTGCTTTTACACTAGGATATTTAGTATTACTGGCACCGTCTGTTATTACATTAATTGATTTATTTAACAATGCTTCTTTTAATAAATCTTGTTGATCTGTATAATCTATTGCTGATTTAATAGATATTCCAACATTTGTAGGACTAATACTAGCAGGTGATGTTTTATTTGTCACATCTGTATCAATACTTTGTTTTAATTGAATGTTTGTAGGCATTATATAAATATGTTATTAAAAGTATTATTAAAAATACTTTGAGGTTGAATTGATTCTATTTTTTTTATTTTAATATATTCTAAAGCATTTACATCAATTTTACCAATGTAAAGTATAGAATTTGTTTGTGTTATATAATGATAATAAAATGAATTTGTTACATCTTGCTCAAATTCATTATATAGCTTATATTGATTAGTTTGTGGTATATCATAAATGTTAATACACATTACTCTAGTATCACCTGATTCAAGAGGCCATTCATAACCCGCATTAAAAAAATCATACGTTTCAGAATCTTGAGCAAACAAAAATGTAGTATTTGAAGCTTGTGTTGCAATTGTTAAATTATAATCAGTATCAAAAAATCTTCTATCTTCCCAATAAAAAATTCTATCTGTAATAGGATTATTATTACAATCATTTGTTTCAGCTTGTACAAATGTTGGTTTAGTTTGAATATGTTTTGGATATTTTAAAACAGGACATATGTATTTAGAATGAAATTGTATATTTTCATATAAATTTGATAAAGTATTAATTTCATCTACAGATAAATCTAAATAACATGTATTTAATAATTTATAAATTATATTTAAATAATTAATATCTTCAACATTTAATTTACCATATATTTTAGATTGATTATAAATATTGTTAAGTGATTTAATAATAACAGAAATATGTGTTTTATCATTTATATACATATTAATATTGTTTAAATTTATTACAAGAATTACATTCTAAAGTTTCACAATTTTTACATTGTTTAGTAGAACATAATTTTTTTAGTTGATGAATCATTTGAATAGCTTGTGCATAATAACCTACTTCAATAGCATGTTCAACCATATCTAATAAAAGATTGATTGTAATCATAATATTTTTATTAGGATTGTCATTACAATCTTTACATATTCCAATTCCGGATTCTAAAAAATAAGCTAAAAGGCATTGAATATAACCACCTAAATTATAAGTAATTCCTAATGCAGGATCTTGACAAGTACTACAATTACTTTCTTCATCGATATAAGTACTTTCTATTTCAATAAATAATATATCTTCAAATTTAGAAATATTTAATTCTGATGCAGATACAATAAAAACCTCTCTGTTGTTTATTTGTTCTAATTTATAATCTAAATTAATTTTTAAAGAATAGTCTTTAAAGTCATCCATTTTCCATAAATTAATATGAGAAATTTCAAATCCTACATTTGTTTCAACATCAATTGCTAAATTTTCTCCATTATTAATTATAGAAAAATTATTTATTATTATAGCCATATTCCAGTATATTTAAAATTAGTATTATTTTTTAATTGTCCATTAAGTTTTTTTTGTAATGTTTTAACTTTAACATTTAAAATTATTGAAAGTTCTAATACTGAATTATAAATTTCATTAGTTTTAGTATTTATTATTTGTTTACTTTTATAAATACCTCTATTTATTTTTTGTTCTTTTGTTTGAATAGTTCCTAATTTTTTATTTCGTAATTTTTGAACATGTTCTTTTGTAAAAGTTCTACCTGACATTGCAAGTTTTCTTTTTATATTTGATTCTTCTGACATTATTAAACCATAAGTACCATCACCACCATTTGTCATATTTATTAAAAAACCTGTTCCTAAATCTTTACGACCATAATGTGAAATTAATATTTTTTCTAATTCACAAGCATCATTCCAATTTAAATCAGATTTTAATATTTGAACTTCATACTCACAATTTTTTATATAATTTTTCCAATATTTACTTCTATTACATTTTGAATAAGCTCTAGATTTTTCTTTACCTATTCCCACATAAAAAACTTGACCATTTGGTTTTAAATGTTGATACACTATTGCCATTTATTTTTTGATATAAAAAAAGAGGAAAAGGAAAAATCCTCGTCCTCTTTTGGGTTAATTTTATTTTAATATTATGCTACTGGTAAGTTAGCAGGAACTACTGCATTTGTACCAACAGCTGTTCTAATACTTGTTAGAATAGTATTTGTAGCAGCATTGTTTGCTAATGTATCTGTACCTTTATTAACTGCAATAGTTAATACTTTGTATTGTCTTTCAACAGATGTTTCTTTACGTGGACTGTAATAAATTACGTTAATAACATTATACACTCCATTACGATCTGTATAATATGGAGTATTAAAATCTACAGGATAACCAGTAGTTCTATAAACTTCATATTTATTTCCTTTAACAAACCATTCATAGTTAGCTATTTGCTTAGCAGTACCTGAACCAATAGATGGAACAACAGTCACACTAGATGTAAGCAAATTTAAGTTTTGTTGTGGTTGTGCTAAGTCTTGATAAGTTTGATATGTTTTTGGAGTAACATCAAACTCAATCATTCTACCATCAATTTTACCAGGATTGTAATTTTGAACTTTACCTGCAATTGTAAAACCAACTGGTCCTGCAGTAGTAGCAGTTACAAATTCAAAATCTCCTCTACGAATAAGATTTTTACGTAATGAGTTTAAAACTCCATCTCTAATGATTACATCTGTAATACCTGCAACACTTGAACCTGTTGCATAATAACCTGTAATAATTGCAAAGTTTTCAGTTGATAATGAGCCACTTTCATTATATAATCTAATACTTACTGCATAAGTAGTATTAGGTAATACATTTCCTGTAAATCCAACAACAGCTACTGTTTTTTGAACTTCTGGAGCGTATGCTTTTAATGTTACTTTATCAACATATTTTGGATCGATAACATCTGAAAATTCATAGTTTAATCCTTTTCCAGCATCACCTGCTGTTTTTTGAAGTAATTTAAATGGTACATTTGCTGCAACTGCAACTCCACTATCACTTAATACTTTTAGCGACTTGTCAGCAGCTGTAGCAATAAATGTTTGAATAGTTGCTTCACTAGCAGCAGTGTTACCTATAATTAATTCACCTACCTGATTTGGTCCGTACATAATTTATTTTAATTTTAATTTTTAATTTATTCATTTCTATTATCTAACAGAATTTTTGATTCTAAGTTAGATGGTTTATAATCTCTTAGTGCTAATTCAACAGCTCTATCTAATATTTCACGATGTATTTCTTGATCTAATTCACATTGAGTTAAAGTAGAAATACCATCTATGGTTAAACCTTCCCCAGGGAAAGTAGTTGCTAAATTTGATACAATGATTGGTTTAGGATATTTTATATATCTCATTTTATACTCTTCAATTTCATAAGGAGTAATTAATTCAACCACTTTATCAACACCTATTTTAGAAATATCTAATCTCCATACTTTAGAATCATTTGGTCTTTTGAATGGATTATCATACTGAACATTAAATTCATCGTATGTTTTAGGTATTACATTTAATTTGCTAGAATTATTACAACTTCCAACTTTACTTTTTACAGCCTCATATATAATTAAAAATACTTCGTCTGGAATTTTATAAAATTTAGAATCATTTGTCAATCCTAATTCTGTAGTTATTACAGTATCGGTTTCAAAATCTTTAATTAATTCTTTTAAATCAATCCGTCTTTTTTCAGAATTTTCAAAACCTTTCTGTTTTTTATTACTAGCAGGATCATAATAATTTTTAACTATTTCTAATTGTGCTTTAGTAAGATAGACAGATAATTCATAATCATCTATATTAGGAGCACTCTGTGTTGCTATTGAATCATAGAGGATCTGAAATTCATTTCTAAATTCTTGTACGGTCATTTATATTATTTTAGTTTTAAAAGTTTAGCTTCAATAATATCCCTTACATCTTGATGTTTAGGATTATCTAAATAAGCAATTGTATTTTCAAAAGTTGGAATTTGACTGTTTTCACATAAATCTAAACCATCAACAGTAGAATACTTATTACCTTTTTTAAGGATAACACCTTTATCTTCTGCATTCTTAACTAATAATTTAGTTTCAATTTGTTTATCTTTAATTAATTCAACAAATGCTTTTGGTTTACTATCAATGAATTCTTCAACTTTACCTTGTATCCAGTTTAATGGAGTATCAGGTGAAATTGCTTGGTTACTTAAAAGTTTTAATATACCTAACAATTTATCTCTATCATCTTCAATTTTACCATACAGTTTAAAAGCTTCTTTTTTATCATCAAATTTAACTTTTTTATCATTAAATTCTTCATCACCTTTTACAATAACAAAATCATAACTTTGTTTCTGAGTTCTTTCATTCCAATTTAAACAAATATCATCTTTTAAACATGATAATATTTTATATGAAATGTAATCTAAAGGATTACTAAGATCCAATTTATTATCATCTTTAAATAAAGAAACTTGATGTTCTTTCCAAAAGTCTTCATAAATTGAAAGTTTTAAACCTGTTGCATTTTCAAGATAATCTTTTTCATCTTTAGTTAATACATTTGCTAAACCACCATTTCTTAAACGAGGCGTTGAATATTTCTTAACAGAACCACTTAACATTCCCCCTGCAATAACGTGATCTTCACCAATGTGACCACCCGAAGCCATTCCTTTTTTTCTTTTAATATATTTTACAATTACTGTTTCATTTGGTAATGTAAATTTATTTTCTAATACTTCTCCCATTGTATTTTATTCTTCTTATTAGTTTATAAAAATAAAGGTTGTTGTGGCACAACCTTTAAAAGCCTTAATATAATTAATCTAACAATGCTGGTTTGAAAGTTAGTGTTCTAGAAGGATCTTTAACCATCGCTCCTGTACCACACATAGCTGTCATAGTAGCACTATCTTCCATTAATTGCATGATTCCACCTCTACGTCCAGAAAATGGATCTCTAATACCTGCCATATAACCTCTCAATTCATCATCGCCTTTAACTTTGATTTTTTGGATGTTAGGCTCTTCCATTGAACCAATGTAAAGAATATCATATCTGTAAGATTCAGCAACTCCACCATCTGGATGTAAAATTTTGTTACGAACTTTATCATCATAAGCTGGATCTACCTCTAACATAATATGAATGTTATTAGGTGCTAACCATTCAGTGAATTGGAATCCACCTTTAAATGCATTTTCATGGAATTTAGATTGTACTTTATTGATTGCATTTTGATTGGTATTATCAAATAATGATTTCCAACCAGAAGCAGCAGCAGTAGCAGCTCTATTAAATTGAGCAGCTCCTCTTTCACCTGTACGTAACATAAATTTACGTTCAGAGAAATCTAATTTACCTTCTGATAATTCTGAAAGAGCATCTTCAAGTAAACGCATTGAGAAGAAGTTATACGTAATTGTATTTGAAACTTCCATTTGTTCTCTAATACCAGAACCTGCTTTAATTTTGATACCTGATGCACCAACGTTTAAATATCCACCATTTTCATCACGGTTTGTTTTACCAAACATGATTGTACGAGATTTAATTCGTGAAAATGATTTTTCAAACTGCCAGTAAACTTCTTGCATCCAAGTTGTAGACTTATGTACTTTACCTGTGTTAGGATCTCTTGTTTCAATACCAGCAAAATAAACTGGTTCTACTTTACAATCAATCATTGCACCAGAAACTTTATGTTCCATACGTAATGTAGAAACTGAGTTTCTCATTAAGTAAGGTGAAGTAAATTGAATTCCAGCACCTTGAATAGAAAGTTCATCTTCAGAATATGCAGATTCAATACTAAATCTATTTCCACCTACAAGTTCATCTCCAGGAATACCAGCAAGTGATTCTTGACCACCCCATACTTCACAGTTATAAACATACAATGATCCTTCTTCAAAAGCATCTTCTAAAATTCTAATTTGATATACATCTGGTCTAGGACCTGCAATAACATGCATTTTAGTAAACCATTTTTCTCCAAATACCATTTGGAATTGTGTTCTAGCTTGACCAACACCAGTTGTACTTGAAGTAACTACTGCGCCTTGAAATCTTGCTTCAACAAGTGGTATATTTCTTTCATCACTACCTACTACTTTCCATACAAAATCATCCGCACTGTTTAAAACTTTTTCTGGGAACATAGATAATGTTGTATCTAAATTTTTCATTCCAGAGCTTTGTAACAACACAGTTGTTAATGGTGAAACTAATTGTGGTTGTAATCCAAAAATTGCACCGATGTGATTTTTTAGTGTTAAACCTGACCATGCTTTACCTTTGGTCATTACATACTTTCCTAAACTCATTTAATTTAATTTTTAATTGTTTTTATTTGTCATTCATTTATTTAAACCAACTCACTTCCAAATCCACCTGAGTAACTATTAGGATCTGTTAAATAACCTGGTTGTCCATTATCTTCAAACTTAGTTTTTCTTAATGCTTTTTCTAGATCTCTAGTAGCACTTGATTTAACTGTTGTTTTTATTTTACTTAAATCTGTAAAACCATTTGTTAATTCATATAAGTAATACATTTTTGTATCAAATCGAATTGGGTCTTTAGATCTTTCATTCATGAATTTGTTTTCTAATTCACCTGTTTCAGGATTCTTACTAACAACTTCAGTCATTGTCTTGAATACTTTATCACTAATTGCTTTAGTATTAGGTATTCCTTTAATTACTTCTTTAGATTCAAAAATAAATTGTTTAATTGAATTATCAATTTTTTCTTGTTCTCTAGCTTGATTAATTTTGTTTTGCTCTACTCGTTGTAATTCAAGAGCTATTTGTTTATTTTCAAATGCTTTTAAACTTTCTTTAGATTCTAAAGCATCTTCTAATAAAATGTCTTCACCTAAATCAATAGTCTTTCTTAACATTTTTTTAGCTCTATCTTCAGATAGTCCTTGATTTACATAATCTCTAAAAATAATATCTTTTGCAACTTCAAGATTATCTTTTAAATAATCTTCATCAATTTTATCTAAATCTAGAATTTGCTTTTTAGAAGTAGCAATTGTTTCTAAATCTAAATTATTTAAATGCTCTTCAATTTTTAGTTTAGCTTGAGTGTCAATTTCAACTTTTAAAGCATTTGTAAAATCATCTACTGTTTTAATATTTTCAGAAGACTCTAATGAAGGTAATAGACCTTGTTCAAATAGAACGTTAGAGATGGAAGAATATAAGTTGGGAGAAGATTCATCACCTGAATCATCACCTTCATTATTATCGTCTTCTTCACTATCTACGTCCTCTGGATCTTCACCCTCAATAGCTTTATTTTTTTCTGGATCTTCATCCAAATCATCATTGTTGTTTTCATCATTTTGATCTTCATCAGATTCAAAATATGTACTATCAAAATTTAAATCCATTGCTGAACTAAAGATTGATGTTAAATCTTCATTTTCTTCCATAATTTCTCCCGTGTTATATAAAGTTTGCAAATATAAACTATTTTATAAATAATTCCAAATAAATATTAAAAAATATTCAATTTTTTGTTATTTGCTAATAGCTAATTCGTACTTTTCTTTTTTATTCTATTTATACTTTGATCTATTTTTTTAGCCTCCATTTGATCTTTATGTTTAATCATGTCTTGATCTAAAGCTTTTATTTTTAGTAAATAATCATCTTTTCTTTTTTGACTATCTAATTGAAACTTTGCTTCATCTAAAGGATTAACAATACCATCATCTGAAACTTCTTCACCATTTAACTCATTTGATAACTCAGCAATATAGCGTTTAGTTTCATTATCTCTTTGATTTTTTATATCTTCAAGTTCTAATTTTCTATTTTCTAATTCCATTGTTTGAGCCATTGCAGCTTGAGCATCTTTAGATTGTTGTTGAGATGCTTCAGAATTTCTTTGATGTGTTTGTTCTTCAGCTTCTTCAAGTCTTCTTCTCATATCTGATAAAGATGGACTAAAATATATATCCATAATAGTTGACATACTTCCACCATTCTGTAAGAAAGCTTGAGCATTTTGTTTAATCATAGATTCTAACTCTTGTGTTTTAGAACTAGAAGTTAATACTAATCCATAATCATTTTCACAAAATTCATCAGCATCTAAATTTAAAATTTCAATAGATTGATCATCTAATATATATTGTACTTTTTTATTATTACCTTTTAGTGCAATCTTAGCAGTTTCTAGAAAACATTCTAATACTCTAATTTTACATTGTTCATGTAACATAAACCAATACTCTGTAATATGAGATGATTGATTAACAGATCTTTCTACACCACCAACAGTTTCTCTATTAGAAATTTGTCCTTGACGTTGTGCAGATACTCCTGCAATCTCACCCATTTCCATTTTAATAAACTCAAGTAACTGGATATGTTGTTGAATATATGAACCTGTTTCCATATCCATAACTCTACCACCTTGTCCAGAAAAACCACCAGCTAATTTACCAGTTGCTGCACCTTGATTACCTTCTTTAAATGAATCTATTACAGCAATCTTATTTACTACTGCAAAGTGTAACCATTTTTCTATTTCCCAATTTTCAGGAACTTTAGCTAAATCTAATTCAAATATTTTACCATAATTAGTAGATATAGCTTTATTAAGTCTATCCCAAATAACATCATACATATATTGATAGTTTTTACATCTATCAACTAATGATACTGCTTTAGATTGAGTAGTATTATATATTTGTCCAATAATACCTGGATGACATAATGATGGATTATTAATTTTATTATATTGTATTCTTCTAGGTTTAATATTTAAATAAACATCTTTACCTATCTTAACACCTTCCCACCATTCATTAACCCACATAGAAGTTAATTCTTCACCTAAATCTTTATTAGGAATATATTCTTCAGAAGCAATTTTATATTGTTCTTCTCCATATTCATCATAATATTTAACTTTGTATACTTGTTTCAATGATTTCCAAAATACTTTTAATACACGTATATTACCTGTATCATCTGTAAAGTTAGAGCCAAAGAAGTGACCATTAATTTCAGCTAAATTAAAGATTGTATCATACATTCCTTCAACCCCAGTGTTCAAAGCATCACGTAAAAGAACGTGATTATTTTGATCATCGGAGTAAGAGCCTTTAGATGATGTTTGAGTATATTCCATAATATAATCAATATCTTCAGGTTTTAATTCATCGTGATAAACATCAACAATTTTATTAGGACTCCAGTGATCTTGTATAATTATAATAGATGAATCTTCAATTCTATCTGAATTACCACTTCTAATACTATGTACTTTTAGTGGATTTAATTTAGTTAAATATGGTTCATCATGTACAATATCACACTGATAAATTTCTTCAGCTAAAATTAAAGCTTCTTTAAATCCATCGTTAAATAATCTATCAAATCTTTGTTCTTGGCTATAATGTTTAAGAATTTGATTAGCCATTTTTTCACGAATGTCTTGCCAACTATATTTCATATGTTTAGCAAGTTCATCCATTTTAACTTTTAATTCATCTTCTTTATAATTAGCCTCTAAAAATTCAGTAAGTTTTTGTTGAAGAAAAGCTTTTTTATCTTCTTCTTTTTTACTAATAGCATCAGCATTGGTAACAATTACAGACCAATCAAATCTACGTTTAATTTCTTCTCCTACCAACAAATCAATCTTTGGTACCATTATAGGGTGATGTGGAATATTGTTAGGTACAAATGAAGCATCTACTTGATGTGGATTTACTACGTTTGTTAAATCTCTAATATCTACAATACCATTATATAAATTTAAATTTATAACTTTGTTTTGAAGACTTTTCCTAACATACTCATTATTATAGAATGAATGTTTATCTGCATGATCCACATTATCTTTTCGCCATTCTTTATTTTTTTGGCTGTATTTCAAACGCTGTCTAGGCATTATAATACTATTTATTCTTGGTGTTGGCATATATAATTTATATTAAATTTATTAATAACTTACTAATATACAAAATTAATTGTGTTATTCCAAATAATTTATAAGAAATAACACAATTTTTTTTATTTACTAATAGCTAATTTAGTACATTGAGTTGTTATTAAGTTTATTATTATTCCAATTTTTTTCAAAAAAAGAATCTTGTGAAGCTTGTTTAATTTTATTATTTTGATTAGCTATCATAGAGTTAGTTCTTTTAACTCTATCTTCTCTTAATAAAAATAACATACCTGCGGCAGAAACCCTATCAAAGTTACCATCACTATTCCAAGCTATACATTCTTCTAAATAAGGAATACTTCTAATATGATGTAGTTTTAAGCTATTATCTTCTTCATCATTTTCATTATATTGAGTTAACATATATTGTGCTTGAAGTAATCTACCCCATTTATTTATTTCTTTATTAGCATGAGTACCTTTAGCTTTATTACCATATAAATTAGTTGCTTTAACTAATTCCATATCTTTTAATATCTGTGGTACATCACATAAATAATGTAAACAATTTCTAGCATCAAAATAACTAAATAATCCTTTTAAGTTAGATTCATAGTTAGCTTCACCATTATAAAATTTTAGTATACGTAATGCAGTTTCATAAGCATCATTAGCTAATCTAGGTCTACCTGTATACTCACAAACTATTCTGTCAGTAAAAGTATCCATACCAATTATACTAAATAACGAAGTTCCTGTATCTGCATCAATAGGGTCAATACCAAATATGTATCTTCCTCTAGCAATTTCACCATTAGCATTCTTTTTAGGCATTTCAAATATCTCTAAACAACCTGTTCTATCTGTATCAGAACTATCATAAGCTCTAAGTGGATATTTATCAGTTGTCATTTCCCATTTAGTATTACCAGCATTGTCATAAACTATATCTCCAACATAATGTTCTGCAAGAAATGATTCTTTTTTAGGACCAATACTTTCTAAGTAATCTTTTATATCAGCTACAGGAAACACTGTACCTTCAGTACGCATAATAGCTTCTTGAGGTGTAATAGGTTCCTCAGCTTTCTTTTGAGTAATAGCTCTTGCATCAGATGAATTGTATTTAACTTCGTGCCTATCTAATAATATTTCTATTAAAGATTTAATAACATCTGGTTCACCACATGATTCATCATAACATTCATTTCTATTTAAATACGCTCCCCAAAAGAAACCACATTCATTTTCACCACTAGCTCCTTTATCAAATATATTAGGTATACCATATATGTTATATGCTCCAGGTTTATAAAATAGTTTTTCAGAACCTGCAAATGAAGCTCCTTCAACACCACCTGTTCCACCTGCCAACATAAATCCAAATGATACACCACCATCTTCCACAGCTTTTCTATTAACGTTCCATGCTTTTTCTAAGTTAGGAAACAAACCATCTTCTTCATAGTGAATTAAAGGTCCTCTAATACCCCTAGCTTTATCAGGATTATCTTTTAATGATATACCAAAGACTGAAGATAATAAGCCCTTACGTGAGCCGTATTCATCTTTATATCCTAACTGGATATTCATCTCTTTAGTAGCATCAATTGTTCTCATACGAGGTAATGGTGTATGTTCTGCAATCCAGTCTAAAGTATCTAGTACTTTACCCCATATTCCTTTATCTCCAGATAAGAATCCTTTATCAGATGCTAAATGAAAATTAGGATTACCTGAACCTGGAAACACATACATATTTCTAGGTGACTCAGATGCATTTTTAAAACTAAATCCAATACCCCTTGTTTTAAGAACTTTACCATGTTTACCTAAACGTTTAGCTCTAGCTGTATAATGAAAATATAAATAATCACCTAACCATGGTTTAGCAAATTTCTTAACACGTTCACCTTGAGATCTTTCACCTGCACCACTAACTGCTATAGTTTGTACTAACCATATAGGTGAATAATTCCAATAGAAATATAACTCTCCAGGAATCCATTCACCATCTGATTCACGTACCATACCATATTTCCATTTACGTAATTCTTCTTTCCAATATTCAGCATATTCAGATTTAGGATTACTGTTTGGTGGTATATTAGTATACTTACCATTCTTTTCAAAAAATATAGCAGGTTGTCTAAAATAATCCATATCCTCTAATATATGAGGATTAGTTATATCTACATGGATTCTACCATCATCATATAAATCTGATTTAGGTTTATCTTTAGCAAATCCTCTTATATGTTCAGGTGCTATTAAATTTTTAATAAACTTAATAGTTGATGTATATTCAATTAAATTTTCATATACTTCTTTAGGTAACTTTTCTTTTAGTTCAGGTGTTATCTTTGTTTGATACCTGTTTAATTCCATTGTCGTTCATTAAGTATAATTGTTTCAGTTGATAATACTGTTTTAGCTATAGACACTGCATTTAATAATGCACATCTAGTTACTTTAAGTGGATCTATAATATTTTCATCAAACATATTATCAGAATTTTTAAATACTGCACCATTTGCAATAATTCTATTAACAGGAGCTGTTAAAGATATTCTAATACTATTATTAAGATCACTTTTAAAAATTGAAAGATTATTTACAATAGATCTTAATGCTTCACCACCACCTTGTACAATTCCTTCTTCTAATGCACATGCAACAGCTAATATAGCATCATCATATCTATCCTTACGTTCTTTCATTTCTATTTCAGAACCACCACCTACTTTAATAATAGATGCTTTAGCTGTAAGATTAGCAATACGTTTATTAAGTATTTCTATATCATAATCAGTTAATTCTTTATTTTTAGAAAGCTTTGTTAAACTATCTACAATATCTTCTACATTAACATCTTCATGTTTTATTAGTAAACTATTGTTTTTATTAATAACACATGAACCAAGCTTACCTAAACATGATGGTAAGTATGATTTGTTTGACTGTACAGCAATAATATCAGCTCCAGTAAAGTCAGATAAATCTCTAAGATAATCTTTTCTTACAGGCCCAAATCCTGGTGTCTTAATAACACAAGCATTAATGTTTTTATTAAGAACTAATGTTTCTAACTTACGTAATTCTTTAGGAGCAATATACTCTGTAATGATAAGTAAATTTTCTTTTTCAGAACTAATTTTTTCAAGTATTTGTCTAAATAATAAAAGGTCTTCTAGTTTTCCATCTAATAAAAGAACATAAGGATTTGTAAACTCGCAGGTTTCTTTGCTAGTATTACTAAACAGTTTAGACATATATGATACATCTAATTTCATTCCCTCTATAGTTTCTAGAGTATCTTCTAAATTATTAGATTCTTCAGCTTTAACTATATTAGAAAAGTTATAAGCCTGTTGTATAATGTCACCAATCTGTACGTCATTATTAGCAGATATAGTAGCAACATGTTTAATATCTTCACGTTTTAATTCTTTTGAATTAAGTTTTAATTGTTCAATAACTTTTGGAATAATTTCATCAAAAGCTTTGTTAATATCTTTAGATTCAAAACCTTTTAAATTTTGAATAAAAGCATTAGCTAATACAATAGCTGTAGTTGTTCCATCACCTGCTTGCTTAACTTGTAATTCACAAACTTCTTTTACGAGTTGTGCTCCAATGTTTTCAACAGCATTTTTAAATGATATTTCTCTTGCTACTGATACACCATCTTTAGTAACTTTAGGTTTACCATATTCATCAGTTATAATAACTGTTTTACCATTAGGTCCTAAAGTACATGCAATAGCATCTGTAAATTTTTGTATTCCACCAAATAATAATTCTTCAGCTTCATTTTTAAAATATATTTCTTTCATTATATGTATTTGTAATTAAAATTTATTTTATTTTTAATTGCCCACTTAAAAGTACCATAATTCATATTTTCATAAATAGAGGCTTCTTTTAATGTATTAAAAATTATATTTGTATTAATGTTTATTACTTTTTTAGAATTAGGATTATTTTCTAATAAATATAATCCTTTTTTAGCTTTTGACATTTTTAATTTAGCTTCATTAGATTTTGATTTATTTTTATGAAATTCACTAATTTTTAATCTTGTTTCTTTAGATGGTGAAGTTCCTTTTGATCCATCACCACCATCGGTCATATTACACAGATTATCAGAACGATATTTATTTATTAAATCACATTCTAATTTACATGCTTCAGACCAAGATAAATTTTCCTTTATTATTTCAATATAATATCCTACTTTGCTAACTATTCTTTTCCAATATATATTTCTACCTGTAGTTTTATAAGGTCTTTTTAATGTACCCATACCTACATAAAATATAATATTATTATCTAATCGTTTATGTAAATAAACACATTTATTATTAGTTTTCCTCATTATAGTTCTCCTAAACCATCTTCAAAAAGTGACATTGTTCTACTTCCTTTAGTTCTTCCTTCTAATTCTTTTTGTTCAGCTAATACTTCTTTATAAGCAGCTTTTAAATCTTTCATAATAATAGGAACTGATTTAAGTGATCCTGTAATAACAGCTAATGTAGTTACTGTAGCACCTTTATCTGTTCTTTCAGCTAATAAAACATCTGTCATTTCTAAATACTTAGATATATCATCAGCAGCTTTTAAAGATGATTTATATAACTTAGCAATAGGACTTAATGATCTTGAGTTATAAAAAGCAATAGCATCTTTCATTACTTGGTCTATTTTCCAATCTGATGGTAAACCAATATCTTTAATAATTTCTTTAGTCCTTTCAGCATCGTTTACTAAATAAACATAATCAGATCTGATATCTGTAAAGTAATAAATAAATAACATTTCTTTAAATGCCGTTTCTTTAGTTCTACTTTTATCTCGTTTTAATATTGCCTTGAAAGGCAAAAGACCCCACGCTTCTTCTGTTACAAATAGCGAGAAGTCTTTCATCTCAAATAATTTCATTATCTGTTATCTTTAGCTTTAACTACTCTATCTGTTACAAGAGCAAACATATTATTACTAAGTTCAATTAAATCAATTTTAACTTCTTTAACTGCCTCATAAGCATTAGTTTGTTCAGCTTTTGAATTAACCATTAATTTTTCAATATCAATTAATACTTTTTGTCCTGCTGGGACTTGTGATGTAGGACCTGCAGCTACTACATATTGAACATCTGATAATACTGAATCACTTAGTTCTAATCCTTCTTCTTCAATTCTATTTGTTGTAATATAAATACCATTAAACATTGGTTCTAAAGGAAAATTTAGCATTAAGTCTAATACGTCATCTTGATTTAAATTTCTTCTTTCTTCCATCTTTCTTTTCTTATTTTATAAAATTTAGTACATATATCGTAGGTAGTATATAACTTTCCTATATAAAGATATATGAAGTTTGTTTTTAATTTATTATATTCTTCTTCTGTCATGTCATCATTAATTGATAACTCAACCATTTTATCTCTTGTAAACTTATAAGGTGATCCTATTATCTTTTTAATAACATCATCTTGTAAATTATGTTTTAAACCTATACTATGTATAAGTGCTTTAACTTTATCATCATCTGGTTTACTCATTATCAACTATATTAAAATTGAATAATACTTTAAAGTTTTTACTGTTTATTTCAAGTTCAGGAATATAAACACTAGCTACTTGGTTATCTATAATAACACCTTTCTTTCTTAATATAGTAAATATATTATTTAGAGTATTTGTAGTCATACCTTTTTCAAAAACTTCATCTTCTACAATTTTTAATCTTGTATCATAATCAAATACAATTTTCCAAAGTATTTTATTATTAGTTGTATCTTTTTTATATAAATAATGATAATACAATAAAAGAGCTAATACTTGTTGTTGTTGATTATTTAATGAATGCCAAGGCTTTAATAGTTCTAACCATTTAAAAAATAAAGTTTTAAGTTTAACATTAATATTAGCAACTTTATTATTAGTCATTATTTTTATTTTTTTGCCATTCAAAAATTGTTTTATATTCTTGTAGTTCATTAATAGATCCACATATCATACAAACATCATTACCTACTTCATCTGATTCAATGTGTAATTTTTTACAAAATCTACATGCCCACACTGGCTCTTCATCGTATTCTTTTAGTTTATCATTCATTATTTCTTTAATTTTATTTTCTACATCATTTACATAATCTGTATCATACACAGGGAATGGTGCTAGATTATTATAATATTTCATATGCTTAAGAAGCTCTGTATAGTTTCTAAGCGTTTTCTTGCTTTTCATACATTATATTTATTTCAGCATCAAAATAGTCACTATCCTGTGCATTATTTATAATTTTTATGTCATAATTATATCCTTTATGTTTTTCTTTAAATACTTCTATATTAGAACTTATTTTATCAATATTATCAAGTAACTCTTTAAGAGGTTTATTTTCTATAACATATGTGTTAATTAATTCCATTTGTGTCTTTATATTTATCCCATTCTATTTTACTCATTAAATCAGGAAATCTTTCAGGATTACAAGATTGTTGTACTGAAGTTTTACCTTTAAAGTCACATCCACATTTTATACATTTGTTTTGAACAGCACAATCATTTTTACATAGTAATCTACGATATGCTATTTGTTCTTGTATATGTTTAGGTTGTAACTTTAATTCTTCTAAAACTCTTTGCCCGTTTCCTTCTAAAAAAGATTTAATATTATGAAGGTTGATCTGTGGCTTCTTTTCCATGATGTAATTTACCTAATACTAAAAACTTTTCCATAGAGTCTAAATCTCTACCTAAGATAGGTTTTACGTAATCATTAATATTATCTTCTGTATATTCTATAGTTTGATCTAACTCTTTAGATATAGTTTCCATTTGAGCTAATATACCATAAAACTTCTTAACATGTAACTTAGTTTGTTTTTTATTATTAACAACTAGTTGCCTTTTACCATTCTTTTTATATGTACTCATTATACGTCTAATTTAGGAAAGTTTAATAATTCATTAATTTTATTTTCTTCTGGTAATTCAGGAATAAGTTTAATCATCTTATTATAATTATCTCTAGTCATTATAACACAATCAATTGTCATATCTACATCAGAGATATCATTATGTGGATAATGTTGTTTAGTTTTAACAAGTTCTGTGTAATCTCTAATTACATCAAATAACATTGTTTTTTTAGCAAACTCTAAGTTGCTTTCATTTAAAATACCATTTAAGGTATTAATACTATGGGTTTGTTTTTTATATAAAAAATAATCTTTCATTAGTTTAATCTTTTAATTATTATATTACTATCAATCATATTAAAGTTTTCATCTAAAAATAATTGTTCTCTTATTTTAGTATTCTTATCAGCTACATATATTTGAGCTGTTAATACTTGTTGGTCATTTCTAAATAACCCTACATTAACATCTAATAATCTATCATTACTTCTATGTTTATGTGTATAGTAATGACGCATGTTAAATAAATCTTTTTGGTTGACAATTAAATCTTGTCTAATCTTTTCGTGTATATATTCTATCATTTGTTAATATCTGTATTAATGTATATAAATCTATTTTTCCATTTTGTAATTTAGTAAATAAATTACTTCTTATATCTTCTTCCATCTTTAACTGGGTATAACATATTATATGTTTTAAACAACATTGTGTTAAATCTATTTATATCAAAACCATCTTTAGTTATATAATCTGATTTAGATATTGTTTGGTTATTAGGTAATATTATTTTATCTTTTAACCATTGTATTTGTTTGAACCATTCTTGGTATGTCATAACTTCTAATTTTAAATCTTATACAAAGATACAACATATTTTTGATATATCCTAATAAAAAGTGATTTATTTTTCATATTTTTTTAAATATTTTATAGCTTCATTTAATAAGTCAACACTATCTCTAAATTTTCCTAATGCTGTATTACAAGTGTCACATAATAAACCTCTAACATTTCCTGTAATATGACAATGGTCTACAGATAATCTTCTTTTTGATTTATTTGGATGTTTACATATCTCACAACAATAATTTTGTTTTTCTAATAATTTATCATAATAATCTAATGTTATTCCATATTTAGACATTAAATGTTTTTCTCTATAATTTTCAACAGAACATGGTGTACATACAGAAGCATAATAACCATTTTTACGTTTATTAAAATAACTTGTTTCTTTTTCTTGTTTACAACAACTACAAATTCTCATATCAATAATTTTTTACAAATATACAAAATATATTTTAATTATACAAGTTTTTTACCAATTATTTTCACAAATATCCTAAAATAAATTATTAGACACAAAAAAAAACCCACTAAATCATAAGAAATAGTGGGTAAAGTATATAAGTTTCCTATAACTATAACGTATATTATAGTTTATATAATTATTTAATTAATAGATACAACGAGGTTTCCACGATTTTGTTAAATCATGTCCTCTTGGCTAGCCAGTGTTACAGAAGTTGTCATACCTCGCAAAACCCATCCCCTTAAAACTATACGTCAGTGCCGTGTCCACTGTTAATTAAGGCAACTGCATCCTAAACTAGTTGCTGTTTATTTTAATAAGTGCAAATATACAACATTTATTTGTAAATTCCAAATGTTTTTGCAATTATTTTTAAAAAATTCTTATTTACTAATAGCTATTTCGTTATTAATATTACAAAGATACAACAAATAATTGACAATTCCAAATTTTTTTTTTAAAATTTTTTTGAAAATGTTTTTTATTAATGTAAATGCGGACTAAGCCAACATCATACCCCGACTTCAACAAAATTTTGGGTTATACCCGTACTGTTGTTACGGATATGCCAAAATATATTACTAATCGTGTTAGTACTGTCTTAAATAATGTCAGACTAACACATAATACCACAAGACGCCATGAATGCAATTAAATTCGTTAAAGACGACCAATCAGTATGGTCTAAAGACTTAGAAGACGGTAGAACTATCACTTCTGTTTGTGTTGAAGTTACTGATGAAGTGCTTAACATGAACACACTATTCACACAAGTTGAGAAATCAATGGTGTGGTTGAAAGGTTCTGATGAGGCTGTTGTATTAAAACAACAAGACGCTGTAATCAAAGCCATCAACAAAGGTCAAATTAAGCCTTACAGAGCTTTCTCTGAAACTCCATTCTATGAGGGTCAAGAAGAAGACATTAATCCAACTACTGAAGAACCATTAGGTCGTTACAGCCAAGTAAGATTATGTCCTGCTGATAAACATGCAGATTTACATAGACAATATGTAGTTCCAACTGTTGCTTCAGCTAAACCTGCTGTTGAGGAAAAAGAAGAAACTCAACCTAAAATTGGTGCTTAAACCTAACTAAAGGACACTTCGGTGTCCTTTCTTTTTAATTTATTGCGGACTACTTTGCGTGTAGTCAATATGTCTACATCTCGGTAGATCATTTCGTATCTATATATAAAAAAAGTATAAATATACCTTTTAGTTAATAAACTTTAATTCGATACAACACAAATTATTGTGGAGTGGTAATACACTTAATTGGAGTTTATTTTATAATATCATTTGGTAAATGATTTAAATTGTTGATTGTGAGAGAGTTATACTATTGTTTTTATTAACTTATCGTATTGTCTGTGTATTTTAATAGTGTAAATGTGAGCTTATACCAACTCAAACATATTCACACACATCATCATTCATTCATTCATCATTATCAAATGATATTAATAGCATTTTTATTCATTCTTTAAGGTTAGTAAACCTTGACAAGTATGTGGGGCTACTATACAATTTCTACAATTATTTAACAGATAATAGCAATATTTTGCAAATGTAGATACTAAACACTCTGTTAAAGTGTAATTGTAAGTTAGTGCAGACTATAAAACCATACAGTTTCAAACAACCTAATATGTTGTAGAAGTTACATAACTTTATACTATTTCACATGATTCGTGATATGTAATTACATAACAAATAATCTCTCTGTTATGTTGTCTATTGGTGTGAGAATCCAAGCTAATTTGAAGAATATGTGTATTAGACTACACGAAATATAACTGGTAATTATATGAATCTTCATTAATATAAAATTTAATTAAATGGTAGTAAATCTCTACAAGTAAGATACCAATCTGCGAGTCCTCAATAATACTAACTGACTAAAACTAACATTATGTTAAAAGAAGAAATTAATCTATGTGATATAGATACAATGAATGAAATATCATTTGATGATTGTACAATTGAAAATAAAATTGTATTAAAGAGTGGTATTATAAAGATATGTAATTTAAAAAGCATATCTAATGGTGTGTTAACAATAACACAAACTGAAGAACAATTACAATATCAAATGTATTTGTTACAAAAACAGCTTAAAACTGTTATGGACAAAGATAAATATGCATTAAGTGCATAAACTTAGGTGCTACAAAGTGTTATATCATGTGAATGGATACATGATGGATAAACAGCCTTTATTTTTATTTATTAATCGCCTTGCCATTTTGTATAGTAAAATGGTTTTCCTTATTTACAGACCTAGTCATAGTTTAAGAAGATATAAAATTAACTGTATGGAGTATGTATTACATGTGCTGGTCTTCAGAAGGTGTATTATATAAAACTCATAACAAACTTTAACAACACTTTAGTCAGTCAATTACAGGTAATGCTGGGTTGACTGATTATTTTAACTAATTAATAATATTATG